GGACATACTGCGCCGCGGCAACGATTTCCAGCGCATCTCTCTCGGCGGCACGCTCGGCGAGCAAGAGCTGGGCGTCTCCGGCTACGAGAACGCTCTCGAGAACCTCGGCTTGCTGACCCGGCGCATCGCCCAGGGGGATCCCACCCGTCCCGTTATGGTCTTCATTCCCGAGGACCTGCACGGTGCGCGCGATCCCGTCGTCCGCCGTTTCCTCGGTGCAATCGGCGCGTCAACCCCCGAGGGTGGCATCATGGGCGCCGCTTACGAGGCCGCCAACTGGACGGACCGGGACATCCACCTCGCCGCCCGCAATGCGATCGACGCCGCCCGCGCCCACGACGAGCTCCCCCTCCTCACCCGCCGCATCCGCGGCACGGCCACGAACTTCGTCCGTGTGACGGTCCCCGAGAACGCGGAAGAGCTGGGTATCCGTACACACACCTACGGCAACGAGACGGGCGTCTACCTCAGTCCGCCCGGCGCCAGAGGCACGATCGCTATGCATCAGGTAGGCGACGCCGCCGAGGGCATCCGTCCGGGCATCCCCGCGTTTAACGTCACTATCTCCGGCTCCGAAGGGGGCGCCGGCTCCCTCGCCGACTGGCCGAAGATGGCGGCCTCTCTCAAGAAGTTCCGCGAGGCCAACCCCGGCCGCTTCGACCTGGTCAACTCCCCCGTCGGCGGATTCAATGAAATCGTCGCCAAGTACGGGGTCGACCCTTTTGCCGGCCTGGCCACCGAGTCCGAACGGCGCCGCCAGCTCCTCAAGATCCTCTTTGACCCCGAGCTCTCCCGCACCCGCAACGAGTTCTACTCCCGCGTGCAGCAGGGACGCCGCCAGGTCATCCAGGAATGGCGCGCCGCCCTCTACATGTACGGTGGCTTCCGCCCTCGCCCGTCCTCTCGCTACGACCTCTGGCTCCCCGCCGAAGAGACCTTCCGTCATCTCGACGAGGGCGCCATCATCCTGCCCCTTCAAGAGCTCCGGCGCGCCCAGCTCGGCGTCATCACGCAGGGCCTCGAGAAGATCGGCGTCACCGGCCTGCAAGGACTCAAGGCGGCCACCCAGAATCCTGTCGTGCGCGGCGTCTCCGACTACCTGGACTGGGAGAGCGAACACATCGGCCAGCCGGCTACCCGCGCCCTCATCACGCCTCTCACTCCCATCCTCCCCAAGTCGGCCCAGGACGTCATCGTCCAGGTTGGCGGGTCCTTCCTCACCCCTTCGTCAATCGCCCTGGGCCTTGTTCCCTTCGGCCGCGCTGCCACCGCCTCTTCCCTCCTCGGGCGCCTCTCCTTCGATGTCCTCAAGGGAGGGCGCACCCTGGACGAGGCCGCCACCATCGGCCGCCTCTCTCTCGGCTCCCTCTTCGCCACCTCCTCACGCCAGCTCGCCGAAGTCCGCGTCGCCAAGCGCTTCGGCATGGAAGTCCCCCAGCTCCTCGACGAGATGCTCACGAAACCCGAGCTCGCCCAGTCCATCTGGTCCGAAAACAACGCGATCAAGAAGTTCCGCAAGCTCACCTCCGGGCGCGTCTCCTTCGACCAGCGCCAGCTCACCGACGACGACCTACCCTTCGTCTTCAACTTCATCAAGGAGTCGATCTCCGGGGGCCTGCCCCTCGGCTCTACCGTCGCGCGCGGCAAGCAATACTTCATGAACAACGCCTGGACGGCGCGCCTCCTGCGCCAGTACGAGCTCGACCCGCGGCTCCTCCCCGATTCCCACGTTAACTTCATCTCCCGCGTCTTTAGCCCGCTCAAGAACGCGCCTGTCGTAGGCAAGGCCCTCGAAGCCTGGACAGAGGTCGTCCAGCCGATCGCGATGGGCCGCTACGATGTCCTGCGCCGCCCCTGGTTCGCCGCCTCCAACGCCGGCCAAGCCTTCAACTTCCAGTACCGCACGGCGGCTCAAACAGCCCAGTTCCTGCTTGAGTCCGCCTTCGGCAAGGACGCCGTCGAGGGCGCTGTCGTTGACGGCGTCAAACTGGGCAGCTCCGTCGCCGCTCGTGACTGGGCCGCCAAGCCGATCTCTGCCGGCGTCCGCGGCACCCTCGCCGACATCTTCAACCAGCCCAACCTCTACGAGGGCCTCACTGCCTACCAGAAGAAGGTCATGAACTTCGTCCAGAAGGACATCCTCGACGCCGACCTCTCCGAAGGACTGGCGATGGGTATCAGCGCCGGCGAGGCCGCTTTCTACGGTACGCCCCACCGCCTCACTCTCCCCCGCTACTCGCCCGTCAAGCAAAAAGAGTTCGACGACTTCCTCGCCGCCGCTCGTAACTCCCCCCGCTACGCGGCCACTCTCAAGGGGCGCAAGTACGACTGGCAGAAGTTCGTCGAGATCGGCTCCGAACTCACCGACCAAGCCATCCAGCGCGGCTTCAAAGTGACCGGCCCCGGCGTCGAGACGGACATGCGCAACCTGCTCGAGTGGCGTCTGGGCGCGATGGCCCGTAAGAAGACCGAGCAGTACCTCTTCCAGGTGCTCAAGCGTGTCCCCGAGACCGCCAACCTCGTCGATCGGCCCGCTGTCCTCCTGCCCAAGTCTGCGGCTCCCACCGTGCGCGAGGCCGCTTCCGCCGCGGGCATACCCTTCGAGGGGATCGTGGAGGCCCTGGACGCCGGCGGCGCTCCTTTCACCGAGGACTTCTCCAAGCTCGGCGACCAGACGCTCATCAAGTACGTCACCTCCCGCGAGCTACGCGCCGTTCCACCCAGCCGCTTCGTCTCCCAGCCCGAGCGCGAGCTGGCCACCACCCTCGACGCCATGCTCAAGTCCCAGTTCCGCTCAGAGGGCATCGAGTCGGCCGTTGGCGGCGCCCTCGACACGATGCGCGGCTTTCTACTCTCCGCCGACCTCTCCCCCCTCGGCCTCGTCCAGGGGATGCGCTCCTTCGCCGCCGACCCCGTCGCCTACTTCGGGGCCATCGGGGAGGGCGCTAACTGGATGGCCACCCGCCACGGCAAACGCCTCTGGGCGATCTCCAACCTCCCGAATATCCAATACTGGACTTCTCACGGCCTCACTCTCGGCAACCCCCTCGACCTGCGCCCCGACATGCTCGAGAAGATCGGCAAGATCGGGGGCTACCACACCCCCATCTCGCTTATCGGCGCCTTCAACCGCGAGATGATGGACACGATCCAGGTCGCTAAGATCCGCCTCGCCAACACGATGCAGACTTCCATGCTGCTCGCCAAGGACTCCCCCGACATCTTCGGGCTGCTCAAGTCTCTGCCCTTCGTCGGCAAAGCCGTCAAGGACATCAAGCCTGGGCTGGCCGATGCTACCCACGAGGACATCGCTCAGGCCGTCGCCGGCGGGCTCAACAACGCGATTGGGCCGATCAACTTCTCCGCCGTCAACGCCCGCAATGTTGCCTCCTTCTTCGAGAAGTTCTTCGTGCTCACGCCCTCCTGGACACGCGGCTCCATCGGCATGATTACAAACGCCGCTCACGCCGGCCCGCAGGGCATCGTGGCCCGCTGGCTGCTCATGAACCAGCTCGCCGTGGGCGCCCTGCTCGCTTCCAAGATCTCGATGTCGCTCTCCGGCCAGATGCCGTCCTTCGACCCCCGCTCGCCGGAGTTCCTCCAGGTCAAGGCGCCCTGGGGCCGCTTCAGCCTCCTCCCCAACATGCGCGTTTACCGGCTCCCCGCTCAGCTCCTCGCCGGCAACCCCGACGACTTCGACTCCCTGCGCAATCGCTTCAGCGACTTCTTCAACTTCGCGGAGGGACGCTCCGGCCAAATTCCTCGCATCGCTGTTGACCTGGCCTCCGGCGAGGACTTCCTCGGCCGCAAGATCGACGACAACGTCCAGTACCTCATCAAGGAGATGCTACCCGTCATGGGCCAGGAGGTCTGGGAGACCCAGGCTGAGGGCGACATTCCGAAGACCGAGCTGGCGCAGCGCCTGGCGATTGAGTTCCTGGGCGGCGTCACCGTCCCGAAGACGCCCTTCCGCCTCGCCCGCGACCGCATCGAGGAGCTGGCCGGCGTCCCCTTCGAGAACGTCGATCAGGCCACCATCCGCCGCTACTACAACACCGACCCTTATCTCCAGATGCTCAAGCGCAGACAGCAGAAGTACCGCTCTGACCGGGGAGGCCCTATCAACGGTTTCTATCAGGGCATTCAGGAGTCCACCGAGCAGATGAACGTGGCGATGGACCAGGTGATCGCCGCCCGTGCCAACAAGCCCGGCTTCGAGTCCGCCTTCGCCCAGGCGTCTGCTGATCTGCTTAAGAACCGCGCCGACCGCGCTGAGAACCTCAAGAAGGACCTCTGGGGCTCCGCGGAAGAGGCCGACTCCGACCTGGCCCGCCGCCGTCCGGCCCTGCACCAGGACGAGGTCGCCGTCAAATACTGGACGACGCGCCCCGAACTCGAAGCCTGCCCGCTCTCCGACGACCCGGCGGCCTGCACGGACAACGCCTGGACTGACTTTCGCGCTCGCCGTCTTGCCGTCCTCGCCGGCGAAGACCAGGCCACCAAGGACTACGTGCTGCGCGACTTTGTGGCCACGCGCTACCGCAACCCCGTCGCGCAGGCCACGGAGCTGCGCCGCGTCGCTGCCCAGGAGGCTGCCAACCAGTTCTTCGAGGAGCCGCCCTACGTTCTGCCCAACGGCCAGAAGATGCCGAAGGACCTGCTCCAGGAGGTCTTTAATTTCCGGCGCGAGTTCAAGGCCCTTACGATCCAGGTCCAGCGCCAGATCTCAGGCCCCGTCGCCGTGGACATGCCGGAGGGCCTCCGCCGCACGCTCATGTTGCGCCTCTACAATCAAGCCACGGACCCCAAACGGCGCGCTGCCATCCTCTTCGAGACACTCTGGTCGAACGACAAGCTCAAGCCGATCCTGCGTAACCGCGCCCGCGACGCCATCCTGGTCAACAACCCGGACATGATTAAGTTCGACCCGAAGACGTTCGCCCCCTTCCTCGCCCGCGCGGAGATTCTCAACCGTCTCTCCGGCGACCCGGAGATCGCGGCGATCGCGGCCGGCCAGATCCAGTAATCTCGCCAGAGCCAGCTTGTCGCTTTTTCTCCACTCTCTCTAACCTCCTGACTGAAAAGGAGGCATCTGTATGGCAGGCAAGAAAGAGGCGGCCCCTCCGGCTGCCGATCCCGCCGCTCCCGATCCACTCGCAGCTCTGGATGCTCCCGCGCCCGCTGCGAACGGGACCGACCCGCCTGCCCCCGCTGCCGGTGACGGCGCTGCGGGTGACGACGCTTCCCTCCCCGCGGTCGAAGGGCTCACTGATGAGCAGATCTTCGCCGCCTTCCAGGACCCGCGCGCGGCAGTCCTTCTGGACTACGTGACGGGGACGCAGCAATCGCCGCTCGGTATAGGCAGCTCCCCCGCTGCCGCGCCTGCGCCGGCTGCTCCTCACTCGGCCATCGCGTCGATGGCCGCTGACCCCGCCGCTGAGGTTGACTGGACGAACTTGGCCAAGCTGGCCGAAGAGGGGGACACCAACGCCATCCGCACGCTCGCGACCTCGATGGCTGAGAAGACAGCGGCCGATAAGGCTGTCTCAGCGGCTAGAGAGGCGGCAATGGTGGAGGCGCGGAAGCAGTTCTACGGCGAGCTTGCAGCTCTGCCCGAGATGCAGAACCTCACGCCGTCGGAAGCGCTCAACCTGATGACCGCGATGCGCCAGGGTCCCGGCGAATTCGTCCGCGCCGTTAGCGGCGTGCTCGTCACCAAGAGCGGTGGCGCAGCGCCTGCTGCCGCGGGTGATGACGCCGCGGTCGCCGACGCATACGGCCGTGTCGCTGCCAATCAGCAGGCGGGGGCGCCTAACCTGCCCCCGGCGGCTCCTGTAACGGGAGCTCCGACGCCTGACGGCACGACCAAGGAAGCGCCCTACGACGTGTTCAGCCGCATCCTCGAGTGGGAAGCCCAGGAAGCCGCCGTCGTCCCACAGATCCCCAAGTAACACACAACACAAGGAGTAAGACGCTATGGCCATGACGCTGCCTGAGATGCTCAATCTGAGCACGCTCACGCCGCTGACCAAGGGCGTCGTCTACAGCATCGTGAGGGAGAGCCCTCTGGCTCGCTCGATTCCCTTCCAGGACATCGGGGACCTCTCCGTGCTGATGATCGAAAACCAGGGACTGCCGACACCAGGGCACCGCGCCATCAACCCTACTTCTATCTCAGAGAAGAAGGTGCCCTTCGGCCAGCGTTCGGAAACCCTCAAGATCATGTCGGACAAGATCACGGTTGACCGCCAGCTCCTGAACAACAGGAGCTCTCACGTCAACCCGATGGCCGCCTCGATCGAGGGCTACAGCAAGGCCGTCGCCTACGAGTTGGTAAACCAGCTCATCAACGGCGACCCCTTCACGAACACTGACGAGCCGGCCGGCCTTGTCTATCGTTTCAAGAACGACGGCCGCCTTTCCGACGGGTCCAACAACCCGGCCACCCAGAAGCGAGTCGTGGACGCCAACAACACCTCCCCCGACTTCACGACCGCTGCCGACCGCAACAAGCTCTTCAACGCCATCCACGAGGCTTTCTCGATCATGGATGGGGGCGCTCCTGACATCATGGTGACAAACCGGCAGGTCATCCTCGGCCTGTCCAGCGCGGCCCGTAACGCCGGCACGCTCTTCTCGCAGAGCCGTGACCAGTACGACCGGCCGCTCACCACCTTCCAGGGCGTCCCAATCGTTGACGCGGGAGTCAAGCCCGTCGGCGCTCTGTCCCTGGCGACAGCCAACCAGATCCTCCCGACTGGCACCACTGACGACCTCGTCACGGACGCCATCTACCTCTTCAAGTGGGGACCGACCATGTTCACGGGCATCCAGAAGCAGATGATGGAGACCATCCGCTTCCCCGAGGACGCCGGCACCTTCCCGCTCAACACCGTGGCGTTCGAGTGGGCCTATGGCTTCCACCTGGTCAACCCGTTCTCAGTCGCCGTTATCCGCAGGGCGGCATAAGGAGGCGACATGCCACGAGACATCCTCGCAGACTTCAGCATCCAGCAGGCCCTCTCCGTCGGCTCCGCGGCGGACTTGGCCGCCACCGACTCCTCGCAGACCGTAGGAGGCGTTGCCCCTGACCAGATCTCCAGCCTTTCCGGCGACCAGCACATCACGGTCAGGGTTAAGAACGTCGGCGCCAACGCGCTCACTACCGGCGTCTTCATTGCCGCCGTGCATGTCAGCGTGGACGCCGGCTCCAACTTCTTCGAGAAGGCCCGTGTCGAAGTGCCGGCCGCTGACCTGGCCGCCGGCCTGGACGCCCTCCGTGACATCACGTTCACGGTGGACGTCTACGACCCGAACTTCCCGCTTCTGCTCTCCAACGTGCGCGTGAAGATGGTCTACTCGACGAGCGGCCACACCACGGCGTCGGTCGTGTCCCTCCAGGTCACGTCCTACTTCGACGCTGCCGGAGTAGGCAGCTACAACTAAACGGAATAGCCTGGCGTGGCTGACAGTACCAGCCTCCAGGAAATCGTGGAGGCGGTCTCCCGTGACCTGCGTCTCAGGATGCGAGGGACCGCCTCCAGCGTCGACACTACTGCCAACACGCTCATCATCGGGGAGATCGCGAGCATCACGCCGCAGTCCCAGTCGCCGGTCTCCAGCTTTCTCTCCAAGGTCGACGGCTCCAGTGTCCGGCGGATCACGAACTACCTGGCGACGACCGGCGTCATCACGTACTACCAGGACCCCGGCGTGGGCGCCGACGACCCTTTCGCGAACGGCGACGCCCTCGACGTGTACTCCCTTCTCCTCCCCGACGACTACAAGCGGGCGGCTAACCGGGCGCTGGCTAACCTTTTCGTCATGCACCGGGAGCTCATCACGCCCATCGACGGCCAGAACGAGTACCCGCTCCCGGCCTGGGTCTCCCTGCGCGAGCAGCTCCAGGACATCCTGATCCGCTACAATCAGGGGGACAACTTCATCCGCGAGTCCAGCTTCGGTGGCTACACCGTCAACGTCTCGGACGGAGAGACGGCGCTCCTCCTGCACACCATCCCCAGCGGGCTCAGCGGCATGTCCTATGTGGCTGTCCTGCGCCGCTACTACGACCCGCTCGAGCTGATGACGGACCGCACGACCTGCCCCCGCCAGCTCATCATGGCCGGCACCAAGTACGAGGCCCTCCAGGCGATCTGGAACATGCTGGGCGAGGAGCCGGCCCGTAAGATGTTCGGGAGTGAGTACCAGGACGCGCTCGCGCACTACACCGAGAAGAAGCTGCGCTTCCTCCCCCGCGCTACCAGTGTCCCCCTGACGCTCCCGCAGCAGTTCATCGGCCCTGAGTTCGCGTTTCGCAACAACGACGGAAGGTGGTAGAGATGTTTAACCTGAAATTCACCCGTCAGGACCTCGTGACGTTCGCGCTGGGCGCCGTCGCAGTAATCGCCCCGCTCCTGGGCAATGCGCTCGCCACGCGTGACTGGAGTAACCTGGATGACATTGGGAAGTGGGCGCTGGCGACCGTCTCCGGCATCGGTGCCGCTTTGCTCCGCTACCTCGTGACGTACCTGTTCCAGCGTCCAAACCCGCCTAACCCCTGATCTATGGCCGACGAACTTCGTGAACTAATTGAAAAACTGGGCAAGCCGGATCCGACAGCGAACGTCCTGGAGCACGTCCGCCTGATCGCGGAGGGGTTGTCAAATGAGCGGATCGCTTCCGACAAATACAACGAAGCCCAGAACCGCCACGTCCTCGAGATCGGCGCCCTCCGCTCCGAGTATGAGGAGAAGCTGGCGGCGGAGGCTGAGAAGCGGCGGGAGTCTATCCGGGTGATCGACGCCAAAAGCATCGAGCTGGCGGACACCAAGCTGAACAACCTGGGCGAGCGCCTCCAGACGCAGTTTACCTCGGGCTTTTTGGCCATTGGTAACCAGATCCGTGCGATCGAGCAGAACCAGTTCCTCGCGCAAGGGGAGAAGTCCCAGAAAGTAGAGGCCCGCCAGCAGAATCAGTGGGCGCTCGGCGCGGGACTGACAGCAGTAGGCTTGGGGATCGCCTTCGCCGCCGTCGTGATCGCGCTGGCACAATGATCGCCAATGCCTCCTAACATCCCCGGCACCTACGACATCCTGCTCTACACAGCGGCTGAACTAGCCGCCAACGCCGCTCCTTCGTACAAGCTCGCCGCGCACACCTCCGGCTCTCTCGGCATCGACTATGTCAACCATCCTGAGGAGCCCGGCACTCCCGGCCGCGTCGGCACGATTGTCTTCGACGATCTCTTCAAGGGAATCGGTGGGGAGCTGGCGGATAATGGCGACCGCCGTCGCTACAACACGAACGCGATGGGCATGGCCGTCTCCGCCCCGGCCTGGACTCACGTCCCCGGCCTCGCCCTTGCCCCTGGCCTGACGACCCAGCTCACAGGTGGCCCCGCGCTCGGCTTTGAGCCCGTCGTCTGTAGCTTTCAGTGGAACGACAACGTCTTCTTCGTGATGCAGACGAGAGTCCTGCAAATCGCGCCCCTGGCGGGCACCTGGACGGTTATGGCCGGGAGCACGCTGGGCAGCGGCCGCGTCTACACAGGGCAGCCGGCTCTCTTTGGCAAGTACATCAAGGTTGGTATCGAGACAGCGGCCGCCGACGGCGTGAGCGACGGCTTCGCCAACTACAACACCGTCACGAATACCTGGGCCTTTGAGTTCACTGCCGCCGGCCGCACAATCGCCTCATTCTTCCTGGCGGCAAATGGAGGTCTCTACAAGCTCCTGCGCGGCAAGGTCACACCGACTGATGCCACCGCCCCCGAGGACGTCTGGGCGCTCTACTTCACGCAGTCCAAGGACGCCTACGCTGAGGGGAACTACTCGTCGATTGTCAACGACGTGCTGAGCCCCCGCGCCACCGGCCTCGCTGTCTTTGGGCGCTTCATCCTGGTCTTCAACCGCCGCGGCGAGGTCCAGATGGTAGGAGAGGCTCTGCCAATCAAGAGCCTCGTCCAGCAGGGACTGCTCGTGGAGAACGACGATCTCTTCGGGCACGGCTGCCGCCCGTGGGGGGCCGACCTCATCATCCCCTCGAGCAGCGGACGCCTCTTCGCGCTGAACCTGGACTCCCTCGGCATCCGTGACATCGGCGTCGCCCCCATCCAGGGGACCACCGGCCGCTCCGCCTTTGCGGCCCACTCCACATGCAACTACGGCGCCGATCTGGTCGTCGGCACGCGCGGTCTGATAACCGGCATCGCCGACATGTTTCCCGCCCTTCTCCTGCTCAAGAATTACCCGGAGAACGTCGGCCCGCGCTACAACCCGATCGCGCAAACGGCCTCTGTCGCCAGCCAAGAAGGCCGCGTGTCGGCGATGGAGTTCGTCAATAACTCCAAGGAGATCATCTGGATCGTCGCCGATGGGACTCACTCGACAGAGATCTTCAAAACGAAAGTGGCAGACCTGCTCGGGCGCGATCCCAGCTTCCCTTTCGGCGGCATCTTCCAGGCCGGTGCCCTCCGCACAGCCGATGCTCACGGCCAGTTCCCCGGACGCAAGCTCGCCCTCGGCGTACGCGGAGCTGCCGCCATTGCTGCCTCCGTTGGCTCGTACACGCTCAAGGTCTTCGCCGACTTCAGCAACACGCCGGCCACCGCGGGCAGCGTGAGCGCGGCCGGCCCCTTCTATCTGAGCGGCGCGCGCCCTGTAGGAGCCAGCTTCAGCCTCGGCGTGGAGTTCCCGACACGGGGAGTCGGCGACGACTGGCCGCGGCTCAACCTCCCGCTCTACCTGGATTACATGGAGCTGCCGCGCACCGGCGACCGGATCAAGCTCCTCATCGAGGCGTCGTCCGTGACGCGCCGGCTGGCCGAGCAAAGCCTCTCCAAGGAGGAGATACTGGCCGCGCTGCGCGCTCTCCGTGACGGCGCCACCCGGACCTTAGAGTTCCTGGGGGCCGCAGGCACTCCGGCCGCGTTCACCGTCCTCATCGAGAGCGTAACGGCCACAGACGCCAACCCCAACCTTTACCGCGATTATCCCGGCGCTGTCGCCGAGGTCTTTCTCAAGGTTGTCTGAGGCCGTCTGATGCCCAGGAGAGGCCAGGGAGTCACCGCCTTCGAGGACACGCCCAGGCTGGGCGTTACCGGCCGCTTCCTGCCTCTCTACGCAACTGTGTCAGCCCTCCCGCCCGTTGTGCTCTCCCAGCGCGGAGAGCTCGCTGAAGTGGGCTCCGGCGCAACGGCCGATGTCTACTTCTTCGACGGCACGATCTGGCGCTCTATCAACACCGTGGGGACCGGCGCCGGCGGGATGCTCCACATGGACTACGTCATCGACGCGCTCTGGGCGGGAGCGCCCGGCACGACGTTCCTGACCTCTGCCGGCGCGACGATACGGCTCTACAACAACATCAAGTCTGCCGTCGACCACGCCAACACCAATCGTCACGCTGCCGGGCAGGACACGACCTTCTTTATCTGCGGCGGCGATTACAGTGTAGCGACCACAATCGCCTTCGATCCTCCTAACGGCGGCTGGTATCGCTTCATCGGCGAGGGACGGGGGCGTGTCACCGTTACCGGCACGATGGTCAGCGGCACGCTCTTCGATGGGACGGGCGGCACACACACCGGCGTTGCTCACTGCGCCTTCACTGAGATGACGCTCGCGACTTCTCAGCCGATCACGCTGCTCAAGACAGTCGAGAGCGGCACCTCTTTCCAGGGAGGCTCCTTCAGCATCCAGGGAGTCATCTTCAGGGTCCAGAACGCTTCGGCTCTGGGCCTTGTCGCCCGAGGCGGGGGAGTAGCCGGCGGCACCTATTTCGAGCATAGCGTCGTGGACTGCATCTTTGGCGACGGCGGCGAAGGGGCGCCCGGCGCGGATGCTGGCACCGGCATCTCGAACTTCATCGGGGGCGGCAGGATCACCAACTCCTACTTCAACTGCGCCATCGGCATTATGTTCCGCAACGACTCAAACGTCAGTATCACGAGCAACCATTTCTCATGCAGCACGGCGGACATCCGCCTCGGCGATCTTGCCGACACGACTCTAGACCTGGGCGACGTGCGCATCGTCGCCAATGAGTTCTTCGGCAGCGGGCGTCACATTGACTTCATCGGGGGCGTCTACGGCGCGATCATCAAGGGCAACACCTTCCGCCTCAGCGCCACCCGGACGTCAATTGGTGAGAGTGCGGGCACGCATAGCCACGAGAACGTGGCTATCCAGGGGAATACCTGGCGAAGCGATACGGCTGGAGGGATCACCGCCACCTGCATCGCGCTCTCATCGCGCTTTCTGTCCGGCAACGTCACCGGCAACGTCTTCCATGCCGGGATAACAACGTCGATCAGCGGCACGCCCGGCACCAACTTCCAGGTCTATCACAACCAGCGTACAAGTGGAGGCGCTGCCTTCGCCGACATCGGCTCCCCTGTTGGCCACCTGCCTGCCGGCGGAGTAGCCGGTCACACGATCCGCGACGAGGGAACGCCTCTCACCCAGCGCGCCTTCCTGAACGCCATCGGCTACTACTTCCTGGCGCGCGACGACTCCGGCGCCGATCTCGAGACCGAGTTCATCGTCGGTGGGGAGACCTTCGACGCCATCGTCGACCCGGCGCCTGGCAACAAGCCCAACCACTTTGCCTCCCCGACCGCCGCCCTCGCTGCCGGCAAGCGCTCCATCTGGTGTCTGCCCGGCACTTACGGCGGCTGGACAGGACCCGGCGGCTCCGCCTACCGCGTCAAAGGTCCCGGCGCCAACCTCGTACACATCAATTCAGCCGTGGACCTGGCCGACCAGGGAGCCGCTGAGGGCCTCACCTTTGAGTTCACCACCGTCACCACCAGCTTCCGCTTCATCTACGGCACAAGTCCGCCGATCTTCGACTGTTTCTTTGTTAACTCTACGCTTACCCTTGTTGGCTTTGGCGTCGCTCTCAATTGCGACTTCCAGGGCTCCAACGTCATCATGCAGGACCCTTCGATCCTCGCGAACTGCACGATGCACGACTACACCGGCACGGCGATCTCGATGGGCGCCAATTGTTTCGTTAGCAACGTCGCCTTTCGGAGCATCAATGGCGGTCCCGTCATCAACATGACGGGACCCTATGGGATCGTCGATGGTTGCGCGTTCACCAACTGCACCGGCGCCGGTCCCGGCATCCAGATGAGCGGGGCGTGCGGGGTGTCCGGGTCCACCTTCAATAACTGCGCGTTTACCCCGATCCACATGGGGACGACTACCTTTGTCACAGCCCCCGTCGTCTTCGGCTGCCGGTTCATCGCCTGCGGGACAGCTTTCGTCTCCTCGGCTGTGACCAATCCTGCCGCTGTGGACGCCGTTGTGTACGACTGCGTTGTCGTAGATCCTGTGACTTCCGCCTTTGGCGCCTGTTTTGAGATGGTCGGAGATCGGGGGCTCGTCGCTAACTGTAAGATCTCAGTCGCCGGCTCGACCGGCCCGGGCATCCTTCTCGGCTCCTTCTGTGTAGCGGCTAACAACTCCATGAAGGACGTGGACAACTGCTACCAGATCAACGGCGCTAACCAGGTAATGATTATGGGCGGCTTCTGTTACAACGCTGTGAAAGTCATTACTTGGTTCTCCGCTCCCCTCATCATTATTGACGGCCTCACTGTCTTCACGGCGCTGACCTGCTTCGCAGATTACGCGAACGTGGCCAACGCGGCGGCGCGCACGCGATTCGCCAATCTCAATCTCAGCAGTGTCTCCACCTTCGCGATCAACCAGCCCGTCGGCGAATCCCCCTGGGTCGACAACCTCAAACAAGTGGAGGTCGACTTCGGCGCTACTCCGGTCGATAACGCCGGGTTCACCATCACCGACCCCTGGGCAGTAGCAACGACGCACTATACAGGCAAGGTCGCGTACGAGCGAGCAGGACTGCTCCTCACCCCCAGCGGAGTGACCGTGACACCGATGGGCGCTCTCGGAGCGACAACCTGGGCCTACCGTGTCACCGCGCGTGACGCCCGCGGTGAGACTCTGGCCTCTGCGGCGGTGAGCGTCACCAACGGCAACGCCACGTTGACCGGCGCGAACTTCAACCGGATAGCCTGGTCGGCCGTCACGGGCGCCGTGGACTATCGTGTTTACCGCACGACGGCAGGGGGCATCCCCAACACGACGGGTATAATCGCCACGGTAGCGGGCGTCACCGTTGACGACACGGGATTGGCCGGGGGCGGGGAAGCAGTCCCCACCAGCAATGAGACGGGCAAGGACCTCGATGAGGTGGAGATGGACCAGCTCGAGGTGCTGATCGGGCCGGGGTCAGGCAGCTTTAACATCTTCGCGCGCGGGATGGAAGGCTACGTCCACGACAAGTTTAAGATCAACGTTTATCAAACAACGAGGTGAGCGATGGCAACGATTAAATCAGGGGCCAGCACCGACCAGCTAACGATAGACCCGACGAGCAAGGCAGCCCGCGTCACCCTTTACGATGCGCAAGGGAACCTCATGGCTCCGCGCTCCGACAACGACCGGGGCATCCTCAACGTCCTCGTCCGGCAGTCCGCGGCGACAGGGGCCGGCGCCGCTGTCTGGGCGCTCCGCAACGCGACGGCGGGCAAGGTTCTCTATATCACTCGTATCTGGTGGATGCTTGCCTTCGACGGCACAGCCGCCGCTACCTTCATGCGCTACGAGTGGATAAAGGGGACGGGATGCACTGCCATGACTGGAGGTGTCGCCGTGACCCCGCTGCTCAAGCGCACATCAGTTACAAACCCAGACGTGGATGCCCGTGTACTGGATACGGGCCTTACCCAAACGGGTATCACGCAGGGAGCGGCCTTCTTTACTTGCACCTTCCCGCGCTGGCTACCTGCTGCCGCGCTGAGTACTTCGGATGCTGGACCAGTCTCCCCGTTCTTCGAGATGGTGTTCCCGGATTCGGCACCGATTGAGCTAGCGCAAAACGAGGTTCTATCTCTGCGCAACGGGCCGACCAATGCCTCGGTGGTTGGCGACACCGTGTTGGGCGGCGTGGACTTCATAGGAGGGTAAGAATGGCAAACACTCTACAGAACTGGACTGTTACTCCTCAGGGTGCAGACTACGTTGTGGTCGCCTCTTATCTAGACTCGGCAGGCCAGCAGAAATACGAACGGCGGACTGTGATAAACGCAGGCGCACCAAAGACAAACCTCAACGCTGCGAAAGCCTTTCTCCAGACCTTCATCGACAACATCGAGGCGCAGACACTCTAAGGAGGTGCGTAGTGTTCAGTCTGACCGCGGAACAGCTAATCACGCTTGGGATCGCCGGAGCCGTCCTCATCGCCGGCCTCCTCCCTCATGTGCCGGAGGGCGACCAGCGAGGCACTTACAAGGGCGTTGCGATTGCGGTGGGCTTCGTGCTTGGAGCTATCCTGCTCGCTATTGCGCTGGTGGAGATGGTCACTGACTAACCGCCGTAGTCCTTCTTATTGACGATCACCCTGAGCACGGCCTGGCAGGCGTAATAGAGAGCCTGCTCGCCCGGATTCAGTTCGCGCCCATCCAGCGCAATCACTACGGCGTCGGCAGCCCGCCTCAACATGAGGAGATGGTTGGTGGTGATAACCTCGCTATCGTACGTGACCGGCTCTGACAAAATTCTTTCCCGCAACGTAGAGACAATCTCCGCAGACCTTCTTCTCTCCCCTGGGTCTTTGCGGACTGACCTGGACATAGGACTCGAACCTCCTCCCACAGAGAGCGACGGCGCGGTGAGGGCCTTCCCAGCGCTCGAAGGCGTGCAGGCAGAACTTGGCGCTGAGCAGGTAGCGATAGTTGAGCGGCAGGATCTTCGGCTCCATCTCGACGGGAGACAGAGAGCCCAGACGGTACTCATGCTTTCTAGCCACTGGCTCCCCAGTCCTGGATCTCCCCGCTCGCCACGCCCGGCGCCGGCAGCGGCCCGTAGACGCGGATCGAGGACTCGACGCAGCCCTTGAAGGTCATCATGCCCTTGGCCAGCGCCTGCTGCGCCTTGAGCACCAGCTCGCGCGTCTCCGCCGGGTCGCGATTGACGCTGGCTCCGGTCAGGAAGACCCTCGCCCGGTCCAGGTACTGGATGATCTGGGGCGCCCAGAACTCGTCGATGTCGAAATGCTGGAGTCCCTCGTCGCGCCCATCGCGCTCATCATCGAACTTCCCAGCTACGTAATACTCCTCGCGGTCCATCCAGCGATAGAGATGCTGCCGCTCCCCCCGGCCCTGAAGCGGCAGGAGAGCATGGCTGACGTCGTTTTCAAGTTTCATTCCGGCTCCTCGTCTAAAAACTGCGCTGTCTTCTTCGCCTGCGCCGGCCCGAGGGTCTGCGCCAGCTTCTCCTCATTCCAGGCCAGGACCTCGCGCAGGCTCCCTGCTGCGGCCAGCGTGACGGCTTTCTTGGGGCCTATACCGGGCACACCCGCCCAGAGCTCCGCCCGCTCGGTCAGACGCCCCATGTTGGGCAGCCTGCGCTGCCTCTTCACGGTCTTGCTGTGATCTTCCTTCATCGTCCATCCAAAAAGAGAGACCAGCCGGTAGATCGTGGTGGCCGCGTTCGGCGAGTGCTTGATGACAACGCCGCGGAGCTGCCAGCTCACGAGATGGTTGTCCAGCCCGTCGAAGTCCCCGCTGTTCTGGAGCATCTCCACCCAGCGCTTGCGCTTCACGCCGGGTAGGGCGATCTTGCCGCCGACCTCGGACACCTCTCCCTCGATTAGAAGAAACGTAAGGGCCGACGCCTCGAGGCAGCGATAGAGCTCGTCATCCAGCCGGCCGGAGTAGAAGGAGCTGACCAGGTCGCCGGCCTCCTTGCGCTCGACGAGCACGGGGCCGAAGGGGCTGCCCCACTTGTAGTCGCCGGCGGCGAGCCTCTTCGTCTCAGCCTCTACGCCCGCGCCGCGCAGCATGGTCTCCGTGTAGGGAGGCTCGCGGTCGTCGACGTAGATCATTGCCCGTTCGGACTCCACAGCTCCCCTCCCTTGTAGCTCTTGCCGAAGGCCAGCCCGTACAGGTAACGGAAGTCCAGGTTAGGAAGCATCTTCCCTTCCATGCTGGCGTCGTGCTTGAAGATCGTGATGAGCCCCCAGAACTCCGGCTTCTGAGAGACCTGCACGCCGCCCCCGTTGGCGCTCAGCATTCCGGCGCGCACCGTCGGGACGTGTACTTCCAGCGGCCGCGTGCTCATCATGAAGATCTCGGCCGTCGCTGTGTAGGGGACGCGCTTGAAGTAGTCCGGTTTGACCTTGTCCGTCTCCTTGCCCTGGCTATCGAAGACCGGGCGGACGTGGTGGATGATCGCCAGGTTGAGGGGGGAGTCTTCGAGCACCAGCAGGATGTCATTCAGGTAGGCGTTGGCCATGCCGTAGCTCAGCCGTCGCCGCTTCTCGATCGCCTCCTGCTCCTTGGGGTCGTCAGACCAGGGCAGCTTGACGTCCTGCACGGCGTCCCAGAGCCTGTTGCCCCCGTCGATGATGAAAGTCCCCTCGCCCAGTCCGAGAGCTTTGGCGACTTGCTGCTCGAACTTCTTCAGGAAGACGTAGCTCTGCCCCTTGCTGTCCGTGTTAAAAGGGTCCCAGAGATACGTCTCCTCCAGCACGCAGCCCTCGCCGTGGAAAGCCTCTACGCTCTGGATGATCTTGTCGGCCCGCCGGTCGAAGCGGGCATAGTGAAAGGGCGGCGGGTGCGTGAAGGCGAGGCTGGTCTTGCCTGTGTCCGGCGGCCCGAACACATTCGTAAAGAGGGTGTCATTCACGTCTAGACCTCGTGCGTCCCCTCCACCCCGCGCGCCTCTCGCTCTGCCGTCCTGTGCTGGAGCCAGTGGAGCGCCTCCTCGAGGTGGGTGATCGCCAGGCTGTTCTCCCGGCCTGCCAGACGATCGAGAAGCCTATCCCCGTCGTCTGCCCGCCGGCCGGCTTGCCATCAGCGTCGAGCTTGTGGTTAGAGACGATCTCGGTGAGCATCGTCCTAAAGACCAGTCCCTTCGCCACCTTCCTCGTCCTTCCAGCACCACTTGCAGAAGTTGAGGTCTCCCTGGAGCTGGATCAGTCTGAGCAGGTCGTCGAAGCTCATCCAGTTCTTATTGCTCTCTTCCATGTCGTCGGCGTTGCAGCGCTCATCCCTGACCCGATGATGGATCTCGTTGCTGCTCGCGTTACGCAGGTAAGGCACTCTGTTCCTCCTTCGGTATGATTCCTAGTTTCTTCGCCTGGTCGCACCACGGCATCACGGCGCAGTAGCTCTCGCATCGTATTGACTGGCCCGGCCGGTGGACGACGACCATGCCTGTTTGCGACCGGCCTGCCAGCTCAGCGGCGTCGGCATAGTTATCCGTCACCCGCCAGGCCCGCGCCGCCCCTTCCTTCTGGACGGCCCAGCTCTCCGGCCGCTGCCATCTATCCGCCTCCGAGCACGGCCCGTACTCGCCCTTGCGCGCGGCCTGGTGCAGCCTCACGCGCTGGTCCAGGAACGCCTCGGCGAATTCCCGCGTCCACTTCTCCACCGTGATCTCGACGAAGGGGATCTTGGGGTAGTCCGGCTGCTCGGCGGCCAGGCGTCCCACCCAGTCCCTGAGAATGAGGCAGGCCCGGAGCTCATCGACGGGCAGGTTGTTCTTCTCGGCCAGCAAAGCGTATAGATTCAACTGCCGCTGCCAGTCCTCGATCCCCCCATAGATGTAGCGCCAGGCCGACGTCACCTTGAAGTCCTTAATCATGAAGGGGTCGCCCTCGCGCTCGGGATACCAGCGGTCAAACTGGCCGGTCACTCGCCAGCCCCGCACGTCGACACCAAGCCGCATCTCCGCGATGTCGCCGGCCGTCCGTTGCTCAGAAAGGATATGGTGAACGGCCTGGCCCAGGATCTTCCAGAGCCCGTCGCTCACGTCCTCCTCGATCTGATCGGAGTGCTGGCGCTCCAAGGCAGCCACCTGCGGGGGACGCAGGAGGGCGGTGACGGAAATGTCACCTACCCTCTCATACGTGTCCGCGCGTACGGCCTGCTCGATGGCAGGGTCGATGCCGTACTTGTTCGTGTAATGGACCACCGCCTTAAGACGTCGCTGCCGCCGGCGCCTCTGCGAGCTCTGTGGTCCCCAGCGCGAACTTCCCCGTCCCGTTCTCGGTGAGGTAGCCCCGCTGGATAAGCTCATCGATGAGCGGCGCCTTTGGGGGCACCAGCCTCGAGATGATGCTCATGCCCCACAGCTCCGGCGTCGCCTTCATCTCGGCGTCGGCGAACACCGCATCCTGGGCTGTCGTGCGGTCAGCACCGGACTGAACGAGGAGAGCGGCCAGCTTGGCGGCCACCTCAGCATCGTTCGTGCTCTTGTCCACCTGAGCCGTAGCTCCCACGCCCGCCGGCGCCACGCCCGCATCCTCAGCCTCCCTGTCCTTGAGGACTCTCTTCTCGCCGACGTACTGATAGCCGACCGGCATGATCTCGACGGGCAGGTACAGCCTCACGTAGAACGGCTCCTTCGTGACCCTGTCCGTCCCCACCTTGAGCCGCTTGCTCTTGAGCTTGAAGACTCTCCCGAGGAACGCCTCGCTCCTGACGTCGTCAGGATTCATCGAGATCTCGACGCCCTTGGTCCCCTTCCAGGCAGTCGCGAGAAAATGCATGGCGCTTCCCTCGCCCAGCGGCGTCACTCCGTCTCCCTGCGTAACCGAAGGAGAGTTACTGAACACGGCCGGCGTTCCGTCAGACCGGACGACGTCCTGGGCCTCGAAGACCTGGCGCCACTTCGTCGGCCTCTTGCCGTCCGATCGCGCCGCGTACTCGTCGCTGGCCCTCTCGAAACCTTGATAGACCAGCTTGCCCTCCAGCTCGAACGCCACCTCGGGCGGAGCGAGCGGATCGAAACCTATCCCCTTGACGACCTCTCCTTGAGGCCCGTAGGGATTGCTCGTAGTTGCAGACTCTTCAGGCATTGTGAAGACGTCTCCCTTCCTGAGAAAACTAGAACTGGGTTGATAGGGGCCTATTAGAAACCTCGCAGCCCCCCGTGTCCAGCCCTTTTCCCACATCCCAACAGAGCCCGTCTGCACCTCTCGGCACGTACCCATTTCGTAGGCATCACGTTTCGTATGACATACGTTTCGTTACGTGCACGTTTCGTCAGGTACACACATCGTCAGGTGCACGCAATGGCAGCACACCTAGTCAGACCCATCGTCTCTCCCTTGACTCTCCTTCAAGGGCTTGTCTCTCCTTTTCAAGAACATAAGGAGCATTATGTTTTCCAAGCTATTGACAAAGCGAGAAAAAGCACCTACACTTCGTGGGTGGTCGGCGGGGTAAGGGAGGTTCCAGAGTCTAAAGGATAAGAAAAAGAGAGTCTGAGGGAGCGTCAAGGGTCTGAATTAGGTATGCTGCCGAAACGTGATGGGGGGGCGAGCGGCAGGGGCCGAGCGAGTCAGGGGGCAGGACGCAGACGAGAGGCGAAAGCGCGCTGGATCGTGCGGAAGGGGATGCCGGTGACAGCGTTGATCTCACGCTGAGAGAGACCGGAGCGAGCGAGAGCGGCGACGTCGTCTGCTTTGCGCGCCGCCGTGATGTACTTCGAGGGTCTGACATTCGTGTAGGGGGAGCGGTGGGACTGGGCGTAGGTCCTCTCGTAGATGCAGCGGGGGAGAGGGCAGTCCAGGCAGCAGCGGGAGATCCCCTCGCAGCCGCAGTCCGTGTGCGGGCAGGAGGGGGGCGAGAACTCTGAGAAGGCTTCGATCATCTTGTTTATCCTGTCCACTTAGCTCTCCTTCCTGCGTACGCCGTGAGTCATGATGACTCCGATGAGCTCGCCTTCCGCGCTGGCGATTAGATTGGGGTCGTCGAAAGAGGCGAGAGTCATGAGGCTCTCGATGGGAACAAAGACGTTGCCGGAGGGGGATACCCACTGGCGGTCGATGCAGTCGTAAGTCCAGCCCCACATCTCGAAGACGCGCTTCTCTTCGTCGCTGTTCACTCACTCTTCGCCTTTTCTGCGCACTCTTTGCACCGGGCCGCGACTGTGGGGTTGCGGCGGCAGACCTGGCAGAAGAAGAGCTGGAGGGGGCCGTAAGGGACCACGCGAGCGTCCATGCTCATACTCTGATTATCGCTTCCCGGAGGTAATTTGGCAGCAGTTCCCGGTTGAACTTCAGAAGATTCCAGAAGGCGGCGTCCAGGATCCAGGTGTGGCCCCAGTCGTCTTCGGCACGCATGGAGCGGCCGTAGGCTTGGGCGACGCGGGCGCAGGCCAGGGCAGAGTAGAAGGTGGCGCCCAGCTTGCCGTCGGCGCGGCGTGCCTTCATGATTGGGTCCCCGAGGTCGGGGTAGGGGACCTTGGCGATGACGTTGACGCGGGCGGCTTCGTAGGGGAAGTCTTCTCCCTCGCCGGCGGAGGGGGAGAGGAGCCAGGCGCCCGGCGTGTGCCGGAAGCGGTTGAAGAGGGCGGCGCGTTTATCTCGCGTGGCGTTGTAGTGGTAGATGATCGGGAGCCCGTCGTCGGCGAGGTACTTCTGAAGCCTCTGTACCTGGGAGTAGGAGGAGACGTGGATGAGCCCCTTCTCGCCGGGGTACTTGGCCATCACCCAGGCGATGTTCGAGGCCATCTGGCGGAAGGCGTCGTCGCCGGCGTCCTTGTTCATGGGGACGAAGGCGGCGATGTAGCAAGGGCGGCGAGAGACGGAGAAGGGGGAAGGGACGGCTAGATAGTCCCAGGTGCCGGGGGCCAGGTCGAAGAGATCGGCGAGGAGGCCGCCGCCGTACAGAGTGGCGGACATGAGGAGGTTGCGGTACTGCCAGAGGTACTGCGGCTTCGGCCAGACGGGGGAGAGGACGAGCGAGGTCTTGCTCCTGCTCATGACGTAGAGGTCGTCCGCCTTGATGCGGCAGGCGCGCTCCAGGTTGCCCATCGCCTTCTTCCAGATTACGAGCTTCTCAAGCTGGTCGTCGGCCGGCTTCTGGGCGTTCCATGCGCCGAACTTGCCACGCGCCCAGACGGCCAAGATCGAGAGGTCTTCCGGGGGGTCGAGCTCCAGAGGCAGACGGATGGCCTGCCATTCGGTGAGCTGGTCGATGACGTTGTGACCCTCGTCACAGACCAGGTAGTGCAGCTCCTGACGCCATTGCCAGGATGATAAGGCGTAGGCGTAGGAGACGACGCTCTGAGCCGCCTGAGCGCCTTCCAGCCGCTGCTTCCAGTAAGGACAGTCTCTTGTCTTATCAAAGGCGCAGCGGTCGCCTGCCTGCTCGCAGGTGATGCGGCGGCCGAGCCGGTTGGACCAGGTCTGGCAGGTGAAGTTGCCCGCGCCGCGGATGGCAGGGAGGCCGATCGTGCGCTCGTACTGGCCGAGGAGGGAGAGGGTGCGGGTCAGGATGGCTCCGCGTTGGCCGGCAAAGAGGCGCCCCCAAGCCGCTCCGATGAGCGACTTTCCGACTCCAGGGGGCGCCTCCAGCAAGAGGATACGCTTGTCGGTCTGCTGAGCCCAGGCGAGGGCGTGCTCCTGGACAGGGCGGTAGCTGTCGTAGGGAAGGCCGAGCTCAGCGGGGTGCACCTGTGGGCTCCCCTCTGGTGCTTAGGTCGCGGAAGGAGCGCTTGTGGCGGCCGGAGAGATGGCGGTGGGAGGCCCCGGACTTCTTCTTGCGGGCGCCCTGGCCGTCGCTCAGAGCGTTCCGTTTGGCCTGAGCGCGCTGTTTGGCTGTGAACTTGTTGCGCTTTGTCATGCCAGCGTGCCCCTGCTGAGGACGGCGGTGTAGTAGAAGTCCGTCCGGTAGTCGTCGTGGGTCGTCGCTGTTGAGAAGCCGACGAGGTTCCAGCCCTCGCGTATGTGCGTGGCCAGCGTCTCCTCGAACTTCTCCCGGTCGGTGCTCTCGATTGTTTTGGTCTCGATCACGACTACTTCGCTCCTTTTCTGTATTCTTCCCATGCTTCGTTCAGCTCCTTCATCGCTTCGGGGTCGCCGCCGTGGTCGGGGTGCAGCCTCTTCGCCTTTGCCCTGTACATGGCCTCAGCCTCGGCCAGAGGCGTGTCCGGGAAGATGCCCAGCACCTCGTTCGGCGGCCGTTTGGTCTTCGGCGGGGGCAAGAGGGCCGCTGCTGCCGCCGCCAGCTCGGGGAGGATGCCCCGTTGATCGGCCAGGCGCAGGCTCTCGAGCGCCAGGTACACGGCCCGCAGGTTGGTGTAATAGTTGTCGAAGCGTTTGCAGGCCATCGTCTGCTTGCTGCCGTCCTTCCAGTAGACGACGACGGCCTCCGGCTTCCATCTGTCCTCCGGCGGAAAGATCTCGAAGTGATCCCGCCCGATGCCCCACTTCCTGAACGTCTCGCGTAGCTCTACCTTGGTCTTGTCCGCCGTGACGTTCGTGTTCAGGTTTCCGTACTCAGCCATAAACGTGCGCCTCCAGCCAGCTTGTGAATCCTTCTGCTTCTTCATAGGGCAGGGCGGCGAGAACGGCCCTTACCTTGGGGTCGTGGGCGACGATGTGCGTGCACTTCAGGCGTAGAGCAGGCGAGGGGGCCTCGTCCCAGGCCGCCGTCTTGATCTCGCGCAGGGTGTCCATCGTCGGGGCGCCCTCTCCCAGCTCGGCGCACTTCGTCGCCAGGAACTGCCGGAACAACTGGAGCTGGCGGCTCTCTTCGGCGGCGGCCGCCAGCCTCATCTCCCAGCGGTAGGTGTTCCTGAGATAGGCCAGCTCACTCTCCTTCTGCGAGAGGACTGACGTCAGCACGTAGAGCCACTTGAAGACGGCGTCCTGGATCACCCTCGTCGGGTTGGCGTTGTAGCGCAGGACGGGCAGGTTGGAGACGGTGGTGATCCCCTCCATGACCTTGCCGTAGAAGGGGACGGTCAGCCGGTAGACTCCCTGCTCGCCTGCCAGCGGACCGCCTCCATACCCGGCGTGTGAGAGGATTGTGAACTGGTCGAAGAGGGCGGAGAGAGCGTCGTCCAGAGGGTCTTTCTCGTGGGCGCTCATGTGACCTCGATCACATGCTGCTCGGAGTCTGTTTCAGGCGGCCCCGTTGTGCCGTTCGCCCCACCGCCAAAGATAGAGCTGACGACGGTCACTTCCTTGCAATGAGTCACGTCGACGCCGGGACCGCAGTCCGACACGACCACTTCGACGCAGCCGGACACGAGCACCTTCTTGAAGTCGGAAACGACAATCGCGATGCCGTCTTCGTCGATGCCAACGGACGCCCCTCCCTTTAGTTTTATTTCCATGTCTTTGCCACCCTTATCTCTGCCGTCACCGGGACGTCGTCTAAGAACCTCGCATCCTTGATGAGCCGGCCGAGAGCCTGCTTGAAGTCTTCGCCCTCGCCCTCTTTCACTTCCCAGATGATCTCGTCGTGTACCTGCGCCAGGATCGGCCGGCCCAGCTTCCAGCCCAGGTACATGAGCCTCTTCGTGATGTCCGCAGCGCCCCCCTGGATCGGGTAGTTCACGGCCTGCCGTCCCAGCTTGTTCAGCTCGTGGTGAGTCATCGCTTCTCGGAACCGGAACAGTCGCCCGTAGAGCCCCTTCACCTGGCCCCAGGTCAGCGCCTGCCTCGCCACCTGGTCGCACCAGTAGTAGTAGATCTGCCACGCTCCAGCGGCCCGCTGGAGCCCTTCCCGCGCCAGAGTGGGAGTCAGCACCACGCCATTACGCTCAGCCTGCTCCAGCATCGTCTCAACGCTGCCACCGAAGAGCACGCCGCCGAAGTTGAAGATCTTCGCCAGCCGGCGCATCTCTGGACTGATCTCCCCCTTGATTCCCAGTACCGTGCGCGCCGTCTCCGTGTGCATGTCCCTGCCCTCGACGAACGCCGCCACCATGCGCGGGTCTCCAGAAAGGTAGGCAGCTACCCGGTACTCGACCTGAGAGAGGTCCAGACAGACCAGCTCGCACCCATCCCTCGCCCGCAGGTAGTGGCGGAGATCCGGCGGGACGTTCATGAGGTTCGGCCCAGAGGAAGCAAAGCGGTACGTCCTGGTCCCCGTCTGGTGCCAGAGCGCGGTCAGTCGTTTTGTGCTCGCGAACTTCTCGATGTACGTGCTCTTACGCTTGGCATAGTAGTTGTAGTCGAGGAGCACGCCGGCCGCCGCGCCGGGTCCTTTCAAGTGCTTGAGATGGCTGAGCACGGTCTTGTCCACGGAGTAGCGCGTGCCTTGGGGGGTCAGCTTGGAGCCGGAGTGAAGCCAGCCCAGCTCCTCGAAGCGGTCGGCGACCTGCGCGCCGGAGGTAATCTTGATGTCATCCTTCCAGACGAGCACTTTGAACGTCTTCTCCAGAGCCCCCATCATCTGGACGGTGCTCTCCAGCTCTTTCGTGAGTCCTTCCCGATCGGTGTCGAAGCCGCCGAAGGCTGTCATCTCGGCGACGATTGGCAGCAGCGGTTTCTCGACGAGGTCGTAGAGCTCGAGATCGGGAGCGGAAGCGCGCGCGCGTAGTGCTGGCCATACCCTCGTGGTCTGACGGACGTCCAGGGCGCAGCGGCCAGCCAGCTTCTTATAGTGCTCCTCGTCGCTGCCGTCGTAGCCCTCGGGGAAGACCTCGCTCCAGCCGGGGATCGGCTCGCCCAGTAGCCGGGCGGAGAGCCCTCCCAGCGTGGCGTCGGAGAGCCCCATCGTATGGGCGAGGACCATCGAGTCGTCCAGCTCCAGCTTGCGCAGGTTGAACTGCTTCGAGTAGCGGGCGAGAACAGTGGCGTCGTAGGCGGAGTGGTGCATGAGCATGTGTTCCGCAGAGGAAAGCAGGTTCAGGTTTGTCTTACCGTTGATGGTGCCCATGGAGTAGATAGCGAAGTTCTTGGCAGGGAGCTTGGTTTGCGCGTTGATCCAGGTGCTGGCGGCCAGGATGGGGTTGGCCACACGCTGGTCGACGGAGTCGCACTCCACGTCGACGGTCACGGACGGCGCCGCCGGGCTCGCAGTCATGAACCAGCCGGCAGTTATTTGCTCAGCGCCCTCGGCCTTCTTTCTTGCCTGCACCAGGGCGGCAATGGTAGAGGCCATCCACTTGCCGCGGCCGTTCTGAGGGACGCGCAGGATGTAGGCGGGGTGGACGAGGGTGACTGCCGGGATGGCAAACCCGTCTAACATCCCGTGCACCCACTCCCAACGGCCATGATGCTTGAGCATCTGCTGCCCCATCTTCGGGAAGGCCAGCCGGGAGGCGGGACCACCTAACAATACGAGGACATCTGGCGCTACTAACTGTATTTCCAGCTTGAGCCAGGGTGCGCACCCCGTAATCTCCTCGGGCGTCGGCGTCCTGTTCTGGGGCGGACGATGTCTGACCATGTTGGTGATCGCGAAATCACTCGTGATGCCGGCCTCGGTCATCAGTTTCCTGAGCAGCTTCCCGGCGGGGCCGACAAAGGGGCGGCCCGTGGACTCCTCGACGCCGCCGGGCGCCTCGCCGATGAGCATGATGGCGCCGCTGCCGTGGACCTCGGCGGCTACCGGGCGCGGCCCGGCCAGAGGGCAAGCCTGGCAGGCGGCCAGCTCGGCGTGGGTGGGGAGAGGCATCACTTGCGCTCCTCCGCCTCGTTCCGATCATGCCATTCTTCCGCCGCATCGAATGAGCCTGTACCAATTGCATTTGCGTATGTACGCTGTGCTTTCTCGGCTTTGCGCTCTTCTCTCAAGTCGTCGGCGCGACTCCCCGCCTCGGCCAGCAGCGCCGCACGAGCTTTATGGCCTTTGTCATTGGTTATCTGGCAGGCATAGATGATGCGCCCACCTAGCCCTGGCGCCCAATTCTGCTCATCAGCGTAGAAGGCAAGCACCGCTCGAAGCCGCTCAGCCTCAGCCTTGTGCGGGCACTCAGACTTCCCGCTGCCGCCACACTGCTCACAGTCACCCTTGACAAACGTGCTGACTGACGGCTCGTGGCCGCTCCCCTTGCAGCGCGGACATTCAGAGGCGTCGGAGAGGGCAGCACGGGCAGCGGCTGATTCCAATGCCTCGAATGCTGCATCTCCGTCGAACTTAGCGGCCTTGTCGTCATCCACGATGGCTCTGTTCCAGCGCACGACTTCTGCACTCGCTTCGAGCAGAAGTGCCAGCGCCTCCTGCGTGATAGCGACGCGAGTAAGCGATTCAGACTTCTCGTCTGTGAATGGTGGCATCCGCCCTAACCGGATTGTCTGGCGTAGTGCGTCGGGTATCTCCGTCAACTCGCTCTCAAGCTCCGCTATCCGCGCCTGCTGTCCCTCATATCCGAGACTCAGCGCATCCTGTGCTGCTGTTGCCTGACGCACGGCCTCCTCGGCCCGCGCCTGCGCTGCGGCAAGCTCAGCCTGAACACACGGCCAGCAAACCAACGATTTCCACGCGGAGCCTGTCGCATCGGTGTTCGGATATTCCAACAGCGGTCGCTTTTCCCCGCACCGGTCGCAGGCAGCCAATCGTCGCGTTTTGCGTTCAGCCATCGGCGCTTTCCTTTCTCTCCTCAAAGCTCGCCAGCCACCCCTTCGCCTGTCTCGAGATCACGAGCTGCCCGTTCTCCTTCACGCACCCGGCCGGGAGTTCTTTGCTAAAGACGCCGAGCACTCTTCCCTCACCTCGCCCCACCACGAAGGACACGCCGTTAGCGAACAGCGCCCAGCCCCTGGCGGGGACGTGGTAGACCGGCACGAGCCCGTCGGTGAGCGGCGTGAAGTTGCCCTGGATCGCCCGCCGCGCCGTCCAGAACCGCACCGCTGAGGCCACGACGGACGGCAGGGCCGTTGGCGGCGGCGCGCTGCCGTTCTTGTACGCCTCCAGACAAACGGCGGCGTAGGACCTCTCCAGAGCGGCGGCGACGAGGACAGCGTCGTCCCCTCCGCCAAGCTCGATGGCGACGTGCAGCACAAGCTAGGCGAAGACTTCTTCCGGCGTCTGTTGCTGCGGGGCGCGTCGCCGCGGTTTCCCGGTGAGTTTCTCCTCTTCCCTCTTCAGCTCGTAGAGGAGCTGATTGATAAGGGCCGACATCGGCGTGCCGGACTCATCGGCTCGCTCCTTGAGCCAGTCCGCCAGCGCCGGTGGCAGGTACACGCTGAGCCTCTCTCTTTTGCCTCTCATCTACTCTCCTTTAGCTAGTCCTCTTAGTGCTGCCGTGATGTGGCGGAAGACGACGCGAAACGGCGTTGTTGGGTTGGGTAGGCGAACGGGACGGTGACGGCGAACGTGAAGAGTCGCCCCTTCCAGCGGCTCCAGTTGCGCTTCGAGCGCGCTCACTCTCTCCTGTAGCCTGTTCACGCTGGCGACCAGCGGATCAGGAGCGTTGAGCCTGTCGTTCACGCGCCGCAGCGCCTCCTCAAGGCGAAGAATCCGTGGGGAAAGAAGCTCGGTCACGGTGGGGGTAGCCGGTGGCAGGGGCGTGACCGCGTCGTAGGAAAGCTGGTTCGCCACTTCCTTCTCCAGCTCGCTCATCTCAACCTGATAGACCACCGCAGGCTCCTCACTCGTCAGCGCGGGCACGGCCGGTTGCAATATGTTCACGGGTCCGGGCTGCTCCGCCGCCCTCTTGTGGCGCCTGGTGCGCCCCCACAGTGGCCGCCAGAGCGTACGTGGGAGACGGTGCTTCCAGAGGTACGCCGTGTCCAGGATCTCCCGCGCTGCGTCTCTTCCTCGCGATTTGACCAGCCACTCATAGTCCCCCCGATGCCGGACCCAGGTATTGAGCTGGTCGCTGATCGTGTCTAAGTAGCGCTCGACCGTCATGCCCTTGCGCTTCGCGGCGCCCTCTGCGTTCCCGTTGCGCATGAGTTTTCTGAGCACGACGGGCGTAAAGCTGGGCAACATCTCGGGCCTGTGTTCCTCGATCGCCATTTCTAACTCCCTTTCCTGTAGATTTTCGGTAGTTTGCCTCCCTTGGCGACGATGGCCACCTCCAGCGCCTCGGTAAACTTCCTCACGTCCCCATTGGTGTATCCGGGCGAAGGTAGTTTCGTCCCTCGCTCTTCTGACCACGCCGCTCCGTAGCTGTGGAGCAAAAAGGCGTAGGCGTTGGTCGCCGCCTCGATCAGGTCGTTGCATGAGGGGCAATCCTTCATCATGTGCTGTTCGCAGCGCTGTCCAAGCGCCATTTCTAACTCCCTCCTTTGATGATCTAGATGTAGTCGACCTTCGCAGGCAGCGGCCAATCGTGAGTACACTCAGAGCAATGCAGGTGGCCGTCCTCGCCGGTCTCGTAGTCGTGCTCACTGATCTGCCCGTCGATGACCAGCGTCCCGTCCTCGCGAACCTCCTCCAACCCCCTCGTCACGTAGATTTTCTCCTCGTGGACGATGTTCTCGTAGGACCCGCCGCACGACGGGCAGGTCAAGTCCTCAAGCGTCATTGTCATTTTGAAGACACTCGCAATCGTTCCGCCAGCAGCAATCACAGACCACGTTAGGATCATCGCTCGCCAAGAACGCGCGGTCAGTAGTTGTTTGTTCCCCGTCGTTCGCGGCCGGCGCCGGCGTGATCTTGTCACTCCTCACCCAGTACAGCAGGCTCACGCCGTCGCCGCCACGGTGCACACCGAAGCTGGATAGCTGGACCCGTCGCTCCATCTTCGCGGCATGATCGAGTGAGATCGCCAGCCCGTAATAGACGTGCTCGGGATGGCCGTGCACCAGATGCGTCTCGATGTCGACCACCGGCCAAGCCGTCCCGTCCCTGAGCACGGCCAGATCGCCTCTCTTAAACTTCCGCATCGACCGCCGCCTTTGTCTCTGCCGGTGCGTGTTCCCACGGCGTGCAGGACTGCCAATTGAATACGGCGGGCGGCTCTCCCTCCTCGAATGTCTCGTCCGTGACCGGCGTACTGCTCACGCTGTCCCAGTCAACGACCAGCACATGAAACGGCGGATCATCTGCGTTCAGCGCATTGGTGTAAATGTCTTGGACGGCCCCTCCGCGAACCTCGACCACTATCAGGGGCGGCGTCCAGTCATCCGATAGCAACCCGCTGGTCGCGCTCACAGCAGCACCGTCCCCGCGTCCGCATTGACGCCGATCATCTGTCCGTCCTCGACCGCCGCCAGCACTCCCGCGACAGCTACGACGCAGGGAATCCCGTACTCCCTCGCGATGATCGCCGCGTGGCACATCGACCCGCCGATCTCCGTCACGATAGCGGACGCCAGCGCCATCGCCGTAACGTACTCGGGCCGCGTGAACTCAGCGACGAGCACATCGCCCCTTTGCACCTTGGCGAGATCATCCTCGCTACGAATGATCTTCGCCGCCCCGCGCGCCGCCCCGCCGCTGGCCGTCCGTCCCCTCAGAATAACGGGAGTGGAAGGCATCACGCCCCCCACTCCGCAACGACCGCTGCGTCCGTCTCTTTGGCCAGCGCCGCCTGTACCGCCTCAACGACCCCCGTCGCTGGCTCCGGCTCGCTGTCGGGAAAGACCACGCTGACCTTCGGTGCGCCGTATCCGCAGTGTTCCTGAATCGCCCCGAAGACGCGTCCCACGTAGTCAGGCAGTCTCGCCGCGTCCTTCTGCTCCTCGGTTCCCCCCTTCACGAACCACGGCGGAGCGTGACCGTCGTGAGCGCTCAGCTCCGTGATCGGGAACACACAGCCCCCGTCGGCACGGCTGAGGCTGACTGACTTCATGCTCAGCTTTGCCGGTACGTCCTGGGTGCGGAAGAGCACCCCCGCTACCTTCGCCGGCCCGCCCTCAGTCTCAGTGTCGATCTTGCGGATGATCGCGATTGCCTTCATGTTCGTTACTCCCTTCTCATGCGCTTGAAGTTGTGGATGAATTCCTTCTGGCTCTTAGTCTCGATGCAGCTTTCGCAAACTCCTTTTCTCACGTACTCGATTGCCTCTGCCGGTTTGTGGCCGTACGACACCGCCAAACATGCCGTCAACGTGCCGGTGCGGCCATGACCCCCGACGCAGGCTATTTCGACAGCGCCGCCCTTGTCAAGCCGTTCCCTCGCCCATTCCACGGCCAGTTGCGCGTACCTGAGATGCGGCGCCGTCATGTCCGGCCAATCGATGTAGACCGTGGGGTGCCGCAACCCCGTGATGATTCCCGTCCCGATCATGCCGATGCGCTTGAGCCATTGCTCGGCAAGGTAGATTCCCCCGTCCGGCTGCGGCCCAAGATAGTGTTCCGGAACCGCCGCGCGGTAGCTCGTCACCAGTACCTTGCCCGGCCCTACGCTGAGCGGCGCGCGGTAGTGACCGGTGCAGCGCGGCGCGAGCGGCTCCCACTTCTTCGCGTACTCGAAGGTCCCCCGCTTGGGCGCGTCCTCGTCGTCGTACTGGTTCGGGAAATAGTGGCTCAAAGGCTTTTGAGAATGTCTTGCCATGAGTCGTTTCCTTCCATCGTAAGCGTCTTCTTTTTCGCTACCTTCAGTGGATTCGCGTCCGGCTCCGGCTTGGACGTTGGTTTCGCCGCCGCCGCAGGCTTCGGCTCGGGCGCGATGCTGGCAGGGGCGGAAACCCCCCTGACCTCCACCGCCCATTCGTGCCAGTCCATCACGCAAGGCGGCGTCGCGCTCGCCAGCATCATCTGCTCGATGCTCTCCTCGCCGTTGTAGTCGTGGCCGGCGCCCAATAGCACTCCGAGCGTTGCCATATCGCCGCCCATCTTGTTGAAGATGATTCCCGTATTGTGATGCAGGTTCAGGCAGAACTCGACCATCAGCGTTGCTGGCCGTGCTCGGCGATCAGGGTGCATTGTGCCGTCCAAGTAAGCCGCAGCGTAGTCGGCGCCGCGCGCCCACAGCGGGCCGCCGAAAGAGCCGCGAAACCCGCCTCTTCTGAACGCCTCTGCCGCTATCCGCATGATCTCGGCCAGCTTCTCGTCCTCTTGCTCCTCTGGCCGTACGTGCTTTTCCCACTCCGACCAAGCCGCCGCTCTGTCCTGCTCCTCGACGGCAATCGCCCCGAGAATCTTGCGGCACTTCGCCGTCTTGCCATGCCGTAGTTCGCCACCGCAGGCGATGATGAGATAGTGAGCCATCTGATCGGCAAGCTCCTGAGTGTGCGCCGCCAGCTTCGCTCGCGTCCACTTCTGCGTCTTCTCGTACCGCTTGCTCGTCGGCGTCGCCAGTACCATAATCTGGCGCAGGTAATAATCGGCGACGGCGGAGACAAACCAGTTGCCCCAACCGACGCCATGCGCACCGGCCGCTAATTTGGGCAAAGCCATGAAAGACAAACTCCCTTCTGCTAGTGCTCGTCACACCGCCATCATACCGCCTTCGAGGCGGCTGTCAAGGCCCTTGCTTTCTTCAGTGTTTCCTTGACGCGGGCGATGGTCTCTGGCGTTAGCTGGACCGGCTTTCCCGCCATACCTGGCCAGCTTTCCCACAGCGCGCCGTCCTTCTTTGTGTAGATCCATTCGATGAACGCCAGATCATTAACGTCCTTGAAAGCGTTTAGCTGCGCACCTTGCTGGCCCCACTGCACGCCCGCTTCCGGCAACCATTCGGCCAAGTTGACCAACGCCAGATAAGCGCGGAACGCTGCCGGACTGGCGACCCCAAACGCCTGTATCCCGTTCAATACCTCGCACTTATGGGCGACGTACTTCGGGAGCGCGCCCATCTCTGCAATCGCCTGAGATGCCTTCTGAACCATGAGGTCTCTACTCGCTGCTGCCGACGTGTATCTGGCCGTCGCGCACATGTGGCCGCTCATGCTCTTTACCTCGCCGAAAACCGCCCCCGAACCCTTCCCTTTGTGGGCTCCCGTCACCGGCCACCCAAACTCGATTATCACTATCTCGCTCCCTCCTCAGAGTCAAAAAAACCGGCAGGCTTCCCGTCACCCCGACGAATCACGGTTCAGGGAAGCCTTGCCGGCCGTAGGTTGCTGCCCTAGCGATCAACCCGCAAGCTGACCGGCTGGAAACTACAAGCTGCCCTATCTAGAATCGGGAACCTGTCGTCTCCCTGTCCGGCTGCTCTCGCTAAGCTGGGGGCCGGACGCCCCTGTCGTTAGCGCAGGCTCGGTAAGTCACCTTGCCCGTCCTATTTCCTCGCTGCCGCGAGTTCTGGCTTCAGACCTTGCTTGACCGATCTTCGATTGGTGCACACCAGCCTAGTGTTCGCGCTTGGGCCTGAATCAGGTCCTCGCATTAGCTAGGAAGGACTGGCTCGGCAACCCGAACCACCGCCACCATACCGCCGCCACAGCGGCTTGTCAAGCCGTACCCTTGGGGCCGGTCTGCTGCGCTCTATGGTTTCCTTCAGCAAGGGCGCCGCCCAATTCACGCAACGCCTTGACACCGCTGCGGCGGCGGTGCGACAATAGCCGCGACGAGCCGACCTAGCAGAGAAGGGAGACACGAATGACAGACTCACGCCCAGGAATGAGCGAGCGTCTAGAGAGAGCGCTCCGCCGCTGCGAAGAGTGCAAGCACTTCTTGACCGCCCATCAGCAACGCGGCGGCTGCCGTCAAGCCGTGCTCAGCAAGAGCGGGAACGTAGTCAAGCTCTGCCGCTGCCAAGCTCAGCGTACGGCTCCAGCAGTAGGATATTCGCTGTGACCCCGCCTACCGTCTACCTGCTACACTTCAGCGCCCCTCTGGCTCACGCTCGTCACTACATCGGCATGTCGCCGACGGACGCAGACAAGCGCATCGAACGTCACGCGAACGGAACCAGCGACGCCCGCCTGATGCAGGTAATTCACGATCTCGGGATAACGTTCGAGGTCTCCAAGACGTGGACCTTCAAGACAGCCAAGCAAGCCTACGTGGCCGAGCGCAAGCTCAAGGCCAAGAAGGGCGCGCCACGGCTCTGCCCGATCTGTAAAGGAGCGGCATGAAAGAAAAGACGAAGGACAGGCTCAGGTTTTTGGTTGCGAACGCGAACGCTGCCGGTCGTGGCCGTTTGGACTCCGATGAGTGGCAAGACAAGGATGAGGCGGAGTATTTGGAGCGTCTGGAGGAAATAATCAGGGACGACGACGAGTGATTACCCTTCTCTCGTTTGGCTACAAGCACGGCATACCAGAAGGGGCGGCGATGATCTTCGACTGCCGCCACCTTCGCAACCCGCATCGCCGCCGCGATCTCCGCTATCTTACTGGACTGGACGGCGCTGTCCGTAGCGAAGTCATGAACACGCAAGGCGCTCGCGCCCTAGTCCACACGATTTCATGCGCGGTCGCCAGCCGCCTTAGTGATGCCACCTTCGCCGTCGGCTGCTATGGCGGCAATCATCGCAGTGTGGCCATCGTAGAGGAGGTCGCAAGGGAAGCTAAAGAGTTCGGCTGGCCAGTCAGCGTAGTGCATCGAGACTTACGAACGGACGGCCGGCCGGTCTAACCTTGTTCATCATCCCGAAGGGAAAGAAGGCGGCTTGACGATACCGCCACGATACCGCCATGATCGCAGTATCCCGCCCCTGAGGACGGGCAAGGTCGACGGGACAACTAGCCACACGAAGGGAGATCAAACCAGTGGCAAAGTCAAACGCTAACGCAACAGTGGGCAAGGCGGGAACGTACGATGTGACGTTCGTACAATCCGTCAATGGCGAGCTCACCGATCGTACGGCGAAGGTCAACGTTACGCCTGAAGGCATCGCGATGACGCATAAGGCAATCGCGCTTTGTCTCGGCACCGGCAAGGACGGGAAGAAATACAACGGCGCCCATCGTCGTATCCGCGTCTCTCTCAGCGACGGACGCGCGACCACGCTTGAGCAATTGCTGTATGAGATCCTCCGCCGCACTCACGCCTTCCCGAGCAACAACATACCGGCATGGGACGCGCAAACGCCCACACTTCGGAACTACGCCGTGAACGCCTTCACTGCCGCGCTCGAAACCTGCGGCGCAATCGTGACCACTCCCGCGCGGGGCGGCAAAATCTACTACCACCCGAACTCCGCCCCGACGACGACGGCCGCACCGGCCAGCATCGTTGACAGCTTTCTAGCTGCCTGATCTAACCTAGCGCCCCTGATTGGCTAACCCGTCCTAAAGCCGGTCAGGGGCGTTTCGCTGTCCGTCGCGTCCCGCCCCCCCTCGGGACGCCAGCACATGCCGCCAGCTTGCCCACTCTGCCCGCACGTCTCACGCCGCCTACGGTCTAGCAGTCCCGCGCGTCCCTCTGCCCGTCGCGACCGGCACCGACACACTCTCGGCCATCGTACGGCCCCTGAAGCGATTCACTCGTAAGCCGTGAGTGAGACGGCGAGCGAGGACTGGCGAGGACTGCGAAGCGTGCGGCGCGCCCCCCTCCGCCCCCCCTAAACCTACTAGTCAAGGAGATCAGGGAGGGTCAAGAGAGAGTAGGGAAGGGAGTACAGGAGACAGCAGGGAGTCTGCCTGATCTAGCTGAGTGATAGAGTCTGATCTCCTCCCTCCTCCTTACTCGCTTACTTCTCTTCCCCTTCAGAACTCAGAGACATAGAAGCACCCAGTCAGTCTCTCCCCTCCCTCGCCACCTAGACTAGTCATTCTGAGTCCCTTTTCCCTAGTCCTCTTGCCTCTCCTTTTGACTCTCCTCTTGACTCCCCCTTGACAAGGCTTCCAGATCCTGATAAGCTCCGCTTGCCTCAAGGGGAGAGCCGAACTCTCTAATAGCAGGTACAGAGAGAGTCTTACGCGCGAATGCCCACCTGGACATACGGTGCCGACGCCAGCTTCTCGAGAGTGACTCGCCCCGACTTCCGCAACCTGCGCGACAACTACGGCGTCAGAGTCTTCTCCCAGTGTCTCTGGCCCGGCGGCTACGAAGACTTGCCCGGCATCCGCGCCGTTGCCGAGGCCAACCTCAGCGACGCCCTCGCCGAAGGCATCGTCGTTTCCGGTTACGCCTGCACCTCGCCCTTCTACGGCCCCGTCCGCTGGTGGCCCCCTTCCACCTCCTTAGCAGAGGCTAAGCTAACAGCCGGCTCCATGTGGCCTCAGCTCACCGTGGTCGCCAATGACGTAGAAATCCGCGGCGTCGTCGAGCAGGACATCGCAGAAACTAGCTCCCTCCTCCTCGCCGAAGGAAAGCGCGTCCCCATCTACACGGCCAAATGGTTCTGGGACGGCGTGCTCGGCAATCCAACCTGGCCCTGGCTGCTCGCCTTCCCGCTCTGGAACGCCTATTACGACGGCGACCCCGACATCGACTTCCTGCACGCTCCCTACGGCCCGTGGGACCAATCCCACGTCATCGGCGAGCAATACCAGGGGACGACGCCCATCGCCGGCGACGATTTCGATCTGGACTTCTTCGACCTTGACTACTTCACTCTCATACCCACTCCCATTCCCCCACAGGAGGACGACATGGACGCCGATCAGGACCAGCGGCTCAAGAACATCGAGAGCCAGCTCTCAGCTCTCTACGCGCGCTTCGAGGGCTACAAGATCAACGCGGACCAGCTCACCCCCGCCAACCACCTCACTCCCGCCGACGCCGGCTACGTGGGGATTCAGACTGCCGTCGAGCTCATCTGGCGCGTCCGGGACATGAACCGCCTGCTCGAGAAGCTCTCAGCTTCCTCCGGCGCCACCGCCGACGAGATCATCGACGCCATCAAGGCGCGTCTCTAGGCTCTAATCGCCAGAGCCTAGTTGTCTCTCTCTCGCCGTCTGCGTGCTACACTCCCCCCGTACGAATCCAAGGAGGGAGTCATGGCGGAAAAGAAGAAGTTCATCCAGGGAGCAATCAAGCGGCCCGGCGCGCTTGGGGCCAAAGCCAGAGCCGCCGGTATGTCCACGCAGGAGTTCGCCGCCGCTCACGCGAGCGACTCCGGCCTGACCGGCGAGCAAGCCCGCTTCGCGCAGGTTCTTAATAAGGTAAGGCCAGGGGGCAAGAAATCCCCCGTGCGCGCTGCCGCAGGCACGATCGCGGCCCGCTCCCGCGACGAGACAAAGAAAACCTCCGGCGGCTATCTCACCACGGCCTCTACAGGCGCTGTCGTCGAGGAAAACCCCTGGCGTATCGACGACTACACACCGGTGAACGGCCCAAGCCCCTTCGCTCCCATCCCTGACCAGGGCGGCACTCCCCACGAAGTCCTCTCCAAGATCTTTAGCTAGGAGGCTCCCATGTCCTCAGCGTCCTCAGTCGAGACACCAACCTGCACAGGCGGACGCCGCCTGGACGGTATGAGCCATCCCGAGACCCCGATGGAGGCCCAGGAGGGCTCCGGCCCCGGTGGCTACGGTGGCTTCCTCTGCACCGTCTGTGGCGCCACGGCCGACCCGCTCTCGCTCGGCTCCACGGTCTCTTCCCCCACCGAAGAGCCTGCCGAGGAGGGACTGGCGGCCAAGACTGTCGCCGAGCTGAGAGAACTGGCGGAGGCCCAGGACGTAGAGCTCCCCGCCAGGGCGCGCAAGGACGAGATCATAGAGGCTCTCGAAGAGGCCGCTGCCGCCACAGAGCCTGCTACCACCATGGAAGAAACCACCCCCTAATGGGCTCGAACTCAGACGTCGCGCGCGAGATCTGGGTCCCCTCGCGCACAAGCCAGGCCGGCGCCGGCACCGTCACTGTCGGCACCTTCGCCACCATCGACGGCATCCCGATCTACAAGTTCGACACGATCACCATTCGCATCGTCCATGCCACTCCCCTCGCCGGAGGCGGCACGCTCGACCTCTACTTCCAGAAAGCCGTCGCCTTCGTGGCCGCCACGCTTCTTCCCGACCCGACCGACGACACCCACTGGCACGACTACGCACGCAACACCCAGGTCCTCACCACCATGAACGACGTGATTGAGCTCGGCACCGGCCGCCCCGTCGGCCCCTCTAACCCCAGCCAGCTCGCTACCTCCGGCGGCGCCAAGGACCTCCGCGCGATCACCGGCGGCGACGCTGCCCGCGGCACCCACTGGGGCGACCGCCTGCGTCTTCAGGAAGTCGTGGCCGGCACAATCACCCAGGCCGCCATCTACAGCGTCTTTGCCACTGGGGTAATCGTGAACTGATGCCCCCTTCCAGCGAGAAAGCCTGCACGATGCTGCGCGACGGGACGGCCAACGGACAGCCTCTTTCCGGCGCCCAGAAGCGCTACTTCGGCCTCCTTTGCTCCGGGGGCACCCCCACCAAAGCGGCGGACGGCTCCATCGTCTCTGTCCCTTCCCCCAACTACGAAGCAAATACCAACTTCGCCCTCCTGGAGTGCCTGGGCGAGGACCCGCATTTCCTCGAGAAGTTCCCCTAGATGGCCGTCCCAGCCCCAGCCACCCTCAAGGTCTCCCTCGCCACCACTCCCCTCCTGGAGGCACGCCTCGATTCCACCCTCGACACCTTCAACCTTTCCGCCGGCATCGAATTCCCAATCGCCTCGGTCATCGCCTTCAGTGGCACAGCCGGCGTCGACCTTCCCCAGATCCTGGCTGACTCAGGCGCGATCGCCGAGGTAGGCATCTACGACTTCCACATCTTCATGACCTGCCAGGCCGCCCTGGACGTTGCCATCGAACACCGCGACGCCGCCAATACCTCCACCCTCGAGAGCCTGGTGATCTCCGTCCCGGCCAACGACCCCCGTTACATCAAGCTCAGAGTCCGCACGGGCGCCGTCAGCGAGCGCCTGCGCCTCACCCTTCAGACAGAGCCGGCCAACCTCATCGCCACGATCACGTCCCTCTACGGAAGGAGAGTCCTCTAATCTCCCGAGCACGAGGCCCCGGCCGCTCTACCGGCCCTCGCACTAAAGGCACCTATCACGGCACCCCGCTCAAGGAGAACGAGCAGGACATCCTCACCTCACAGCTTATCCGTCATCTCCTGCGCCCCGGCGTCGTGCCCGCCTGCCGCATCATCATCAAACAGATGCAGGACGAGCAGGACGTGACCACAGCCCGCGTAATTGTTAAGCTGGCGCAGGACCTTATCCAGAAGGGCTTCCCCGACGTCAGCGCGGGACGCCGTGCCGAAGAGCTGCGAAAGGAGCTGGTCGCCCTTGGTGCTCAGACCGCCGAAGCCGGAGAACTCCTCCAGGGTGCTTTCGCAGACACCGGAGACGATGACCTCCCCCTCCCCGGCCTCGAGCTGGCCTCGAACAATCTGGGAGAGGCGCCAGGAAGTCTCCCGTCCGGCCCCAACGGCAGCAGCCCGAACGGCGATCTGGCGTAGGGTCAAACTAGCCGCCCTCCGCGACACCGACGGGATCTACGTCCCCTACGAGCCTTTCGCCGTCGCCCATAACTCGGGCGCCTCCTTCGTCCTCGTCGCCGGCGCCAACCGTGTCGGCAAGTCCGTCGCTACCGCGATGGAAGCCGTTGCCTGGACGCCCTACTCCCGCCTGATCTGGTTCGTCGGCCCTTCCTACGCGCACACCCGCAAGGAGTTCGACTACTACGCCGAGGCCATCATCGGGGCCGGCTACGCCTCCCGCAGCGATCTCTCGATGTCCATGAAGGACAACCAGCCCTGCACGATCCAGACCTCCTTCGATTGCACCGTCATCACGAAGACCCTGCGCGACATGGTCCGCGCCCTCCAGTCCGAGGCCCCCGACCTGATCTGCGTCTGCGAGGCCGGCATCTTTCCCGAGGACCCTCTCGACCGCATCCGCATCCGCCTTGCCACAGCCCGCGGCCGTGCCTGGTTCTCAGGCACCACGGAGGACGCCGGCGCCTGGTTCCGCGACGCCTACGACCGCTGGCAGACGGTCCCCAACGCCGAGCTTGGCCAGTCCATCAATGTTCCCCTCTGGCTCAACACGCAGGACTTCCCCGGCGGCGTCGATAACCCCGAGATCGCCTCGCTCTCCGCCAACCTCAATCGCAACCTCTTCATCGAGAAGATCGAAGGGCGCCCCGCCCCCAGCTCCCTCCTCGTCTTTGGCGAGCTCTTCCCCCGCGGCAACTACCCGCTCAACGCGCGCGAGTGCCCCTTCCAGGTCTATGCCGACGACAAGTCACTCTACCCCGTCTACCTGGCCATCGACCCCGGCTACAACCCCTCGCATTACGTCGTAGAGGCGATCCAGTGGCACGGCGACGAGTTCTGGGTGATCGACGAGGTCTCTGCCCGCGGCGCCTCTCACGAACAAATGATCGCCATGTGCCAGCAGCGGCCCTGGTGGCCGAACGTGGCCGACGGCGTGATGGACCCCAACGCGGCGCGCTCTCACGGCCAGGGCTACGAGCGCACTCCGCTGGAGATCTGGCAGGCCGAGGGCGTCCCGCTGCGCGCGCCGGTCAAGCCCCCCATCGAGCAGCTCATCGAACGGCTGCGCTACTGGACCCACCACCCAATGACGGGGGAGTGCCGCTTCTTCTTCGACCCCGAGCGCTGCCCTTTGCTCCTGCACGAACACCGTTCCTGGAAGTACATGAAGGATCAGGCCGGCAAACCCGTCCGCACGGCCCCACTCAAGCGTGACTGCGATGCGCTCAAAGCCGTCGGCTACTTCGCTGTGGACGCCTTTGCGGCCCGCGCCTGGGCCAAGAACATCGGGCTCTCCCGCGGCGCTCCAGTCGTCACCCCCTGGCGCTTCAGATAAGGGAAGCAATGACTTGCCAACTTCCCGCTCTGCGCGCTAAGGTTAGGGTAACTCCCTTCTGGAGAGGGCGGGCCGGCTCGTCACTAGCCCGCCCTCTCGTCTATAATCAGGCCATCCCGTCCCTAACGGTCGCAGGTGGGGGCGCTGGGTTAGCTCGCAAGAGTCACGCCGGTTCGACTCCGGCCGCCTCCACCAGCTATAATTCCCCTGTCGCATCCATCCCCGGAGCGATGACCTTACCCGTCAGGGAGCCGGCACCCCAACCGGCTCCCTCGTTCTTCGCCAGAAACCACCCGCTCCCTTCGCCACAGCCTTCTTTCTCTTTATCTCCCGGCTCTCCCACTCTTTACTTCCGAGATGCCGATCCCCAGACCCTGCTCCAGCGAGGTCTCCAACTGGACTACGACCTTCCTTCAGCGCGTCCGGGCCGACTCTTTCGACCGCCTTCAACTCAACCTGGGCGTCCGCCGCCTGCGCTTCATGCGCTCCAAGGTCAACCCGCCGCAAGCCTATCAACAGTTCCTTGGGGCCGGCGCCCGCATCCCGATGACCTTCCGTCTCATCCAGACCGTCGTGGGCGCTGTGGCCGGCGAGGAGCGCCCCCGCTGGCAGGCGATCGGTCGCGACCCGGAAGGCACCCGCCGCGTCGAGCGCTGGCTCAAGCTGATCGCGATGGCGATGGAGCGTCTCGCTCAGCCCGCCCTGTACTGGCGCTACTGGGACGCCCTCGTCGCCGACGGCCTCGCCGTCCTCAAGACTGCGCGCCAGCCCTGGACGGACTTTCCCCAGCGTTACCAGGACGAGACCGACCGCTCCTACCGCAACCGCTCCGAGGAGTTCTTCGCCGCCGGTCCCCCCGTCCCCTGGATGACGCGCGTCCTCGACCCGATGACCGTCTTCCCTCCGCTCGCCGAATGGGGCATCCCCTACGTCGTCGAGCGTGGCTACCGTCCCGCCGACCAGGTGATGGCTGCTCTCGGCCTTCGCCCGACCTCCACCGGGCAGTTCCGTATCGCCGGCGCCGATGAGCCTCTCCCCGAGTTCATGACGGGCCTCTCCGCCGGAGGCGCCGCGCGCCTGGACGTGGCCGAGATCTGGGACAAAGACAAGATGATAATCAACGTGAACGGCCAGTGTTACGAGTACGATAATGAGATGGGGCAGCTCCCCTACAAGTGGACCTACGCCTCTGCCGTGGCCTTCGCCGACCCGATGCTCCAGGGCCTCTCCGTCGCCTTTCCCCTCCTCTACATCGAGCCCTGGATCAACCAGATGGCCTCGACTCTCATCGGCTATGCCAACCTCCAGTCCACGCCGACCCCCTTCACGACCGCCGATGGACCTCCCGGCGCGCCCGCTACCGAGCCCCAGATCGTCGACTTCGAGGCGGGCCGGATGCACCAGTTCGGCCCAGGCGTCAAGCCCGGCGTCTTCGACATGGGCCGGGCCACAGAAAGCGTCGCTCTCTTCTCGACCCTCGTGCAGCTCGCCGAGCGCTTCACGCTCTCCCCCGTCCCCACCTTCGCCGGCACACGCACCGCGGGCACCGTCCTCTCCCAGGTCGCCGAGCGCGTCCTCGCCATCCTGCGCCCCCTCGTCGACCAGGCCCAGGTCACATGGTCAGAACAGGGCAAGCTCTGGCTGCACCTCGTTCAGAACGTAATCAAGGCGCCCGTCTACGTTTCCGGCATGTCCTTCCAGGAGAAGCCCGGCCGCCGCGGGACAGCCGCCGAAGAGGTCGTCACCCCCGCCGACATCAAGAAGCTCACCGACGTCCAGTGTGAGATCCAGTTCAAGATCACCACGGACAAGATCGCCTGGCACTCCCACAACGTGATGATGCATCAGTCCGGGCTCTGGTCCGAACAGCGAGCCATGCTCGAGTCCGACGTGGACGACCCCGAGGAGGAGGGCCGCCGCAAGGCTCTCGAGCGTCTCTACAACTCGCCGGCCGTGCAAGCCTACATCATGCAGATGGGCCTCCAGGGGCAGCCCCCGCTCGAAGCCCTGATGAAGCTGATCGGGGGCGTTCCGGCCATCCCTGGAGGCCCTGCCCCTAACGGAGCACCCGGAGCTGGTGGTGGCGCGCCCAACGGAGCCAACCCCCGCCCCGCTGCCGGCGCCGTAGAGGGAGTTCCCCGCGCTCCCGGTGGCACACGCAGTTCCTCCGGCGGCCGCCGCGGCAGAACGGAGTACCAGGGATGACGAAGAACGTCCACTATCACGCCCTCGACCTCTTGGCCCAGGACTTCTATGAGGGTCTCCAGAAACGTATCGCCTGGGTGCGCGACGCGATGGGGCAGGGTCCCCCCGTCGGCACGCGCGAGCTCTCCCGCGAGGAACAGGTCGCCGCCTTCCTGGCGATGACTCCCGTCCAGCGCGACCAGCTCGCCGCCGCCGGCGCCAACCTCCAGCCCGCTATGCGTTCTCTATTCGACATGCTGGGCGAGCACGCCTTCTCGATCCTCCCCTACCTTACTCCTCCCCAGGAGATGGCCCAGCAAGCCTTCGACCCCAACCTGCACGCCGCCGACCAGGCTCTAGGAGGCTAGACTATGGCTCTCTCCGGCGCCCTCAGCTCTATCGTCAATCCCACTTCCGCCGTCGACGCCAGCGGCCTCACGGGCCTCTCCCTCCAGGACCTGATCGCCTACGCGCAAGCCTCTCGCGCTCCCGACTATTCCCGCGAGATCGCGGAGCTCCAGCAGAGCGCCGAAACCGGCCGCACGCAGTACACTACCGAAGCCTCCGCCCGCGCCGGGGCGGCCACCCTCGCCTCCAGCATAGTCAAGTCAATGATGGACTCGCTCGCCCAGATCGGCCTGGTCGCTCCCTCTGTCTCCGGTGCCTCCGACCCCCAGGCCGCTCAGACCGCCCTCGTCGAAGCCCTGCGCACGGGCGCCATCCAGCCCACCGTCGATTACAAGAAGCTGCTCGCCGAGGCCGCGCAAAATCCGGCCAACACGATACGGATGCTCGCGCTCACCGCGGGCCTGGGAGAACCTCAAGGCGACCTCGCCAACCTGGCCTCCCGCACCTCCTTCGACACCTCCAAGCTCGCTCAGGAAGAACTTTCTTCCCGCGGCACGCTGGCCGGCCAGCTCGAGAAGCTCCCCGTCATGTCCTTCCAGCAGCTCCTCGATCTGCTCATGCCGAAGTTCGCCCCCGGCGTTATGGACATCACCCCTGATGCGGCCGCAGCCGCCGATGCCGCCGCTTCCGCTTCCACTCCCGCCGGCGGCGAGACCCTTCAGCAGATGGCAAAGCGGCTCGGCATCCCGAAGAAGGGCGGTGGCACCGCCAAAGGTCAGACGGCCACGCCGACCCCCGCCCCCGGCGGGTCCTCGGCGGCCTCGCGCGCTTACCTGCAAACAGCAAAGCAGCAGTTCCTCCAGGCCCAGCAAGAGCTCTCTCAGTCCGGTCGCACAAAGACATTCAGCGGGGGCCGCGAGATCAGCGGCGAAGTCACCGTACGCAACCGCTGGCGCGACTACCTGAAGGGTCTCTCCGATGCCCAGCTCAACGCGCTGGCCGCCGACGACGAGGTAATGAAGAACACTCCCGTCGCCGGCGTCTCCGAGCTCATCAACCGTAAGCTCCGTGGCCAGAACCTCCTCGGCGAAGATGTGATCGGTGAGCTGGGCGCGCGCGCCCGAGCGCGGAGCCGCGCCTCCTTCCGCAAACGACGCGGCCGCTCTCGTGGCGCCATCGTCAGGCTCAAGCTGGGCGACCTGATTGCCTCCCCTGGCTACTTCCTCCTCGGTGAGGGCAAACGTGACGAGGGTGTCAAAGCAGGCACCGCCGAGTTCGCCTACCTCGCGCCAGGCTCCGTGATCGCCCCGATGGTCCCCGGCGAGAAGCCTGACATGGATACGGCCCAGCGCGCCGTCGCCGAGATGATCGTCCACGGTGGCCGCCGAACAAAACCCACCTCTTCCGCCGACGGCAACCTCGTAAACGGCCTCGCCCCCGACCAGATCGTTCAGACCCTGCAAGCGGTCATCCGATCGGCAGGGGGACAGGCGGAGCGCCCCCGCGTGTCGTCGCCTGTCCCCCGCGCTCAGAGCGGCGTCCAGACCTACATCGTCCAGCCCGGCGAGACGCTCTGGAGCATCGCTCAGCGCTTCCTCGGCTCCGGCGCGCGCTGGCCCGAGCTGCTCGGCCCTTCCGGCCTTCCCCCCGACTTCAACCCGGCGGGCATCGCGCCCGGCACCACGCTCGTCATCCCCGGCAACGCCGCTGCCGCCACCTCTGCCGCCCCTGCCGGCGCCGCACAACCTCTCGCTGCTATAGGCTCTCCCACCGCAGCGACCTCGGCGGAAGTGACCGGCCAAGGTCCCGCCGAGAAGACCAAGGAAGAAACAGCGCAAGGCATCCGCACGGAAGCAGGCCCCGGCGGCCTTCTCTCTCAGCTCCTGCGTGAGGGCCGCAATGTCTCTGACATCCTGCGCGGCCTCACGCTCAAGCCGGCTCCCGGCACCGCCGGTTACGAAGCCCTCTATGGGGCTGGCGCCAACATCGACCCCTACGTCAGGAATATCGTCGAGGCGCCCGGCACCCGCTTCCCGCTGATGGCTATCCTTGGGCTCCCCGAAACCTCCCGTAACGCCCTGCTCGCCACCCTCGGCTCCCTCTCCGGCGACGTCAACATCCCGAAGAATATCCTGGACCTACAGCAGGCCCTGCGCTCGGTCGCTTTCGGCGGCCCGACGCTGGGCCAGACTGCCGGCGCTGCCCGTCTAGCCGTTACCTAAAGATGGCGTCCGCCGACTGGAGGACAATCACAGAGGGGATCGGCCGCCAGTACGGCTTAGGCTCCTGGTTCACCTCGCAAATCAACGCGGAGAGTGGCTTCAACCCCCGCGCCGTCTCCTCCGCCGGGGCCGCCGGCATCGCCCAGATCGTCCCTAAGTATCACCCCGGCGTCGACCCTTTCAACCCCCTTGAGTCCCTTCATTACTCAGCCAACTGGATGCGCTCTCTCGTCCAGCGCTACAGCGGCAACGTGGCCGCTGCCCTCGCTGCCTACAATGCCGGCCCCGGCGCTGTGGACGTGGCTCTGCGCAAGGGCGCCAACTGGCAGACCTATCTCCCCCGCGAAACTCAGACCTACATCTCGCGTATACTGGGCGGCGGGGGAGCCGGTGGTGCGCGACCCGGCGGAGCAGCCCTCTCGCCGGTTGCCGGCCCCCTCGACCCTGCCCTCCTCGCCCGCCTGCGCGAGCTGACGGCCAAGCTCAAGGAGCTCCAGACTACCGCTGGCCGCTCTGACCTCCCCCGCGCCGGCATCGGCAGCGTCATCCGCGACCTCACCTCCGGCGCCGGGACAGCTCTAACCACCCTCAACACGCCTTTCGATTGGGAGTCCGAGCATATCGGGAGGCCGCTTTCCGAAGCCCTTATCACTCCTCTCAAGCCGATCCTGCCCGACAACGTCGAAAGGGCTCTCGTCTGGGCAGGCTCGCAGATCCTCGTCCCTTCCAACGCGGCGATGGCTCTGCCTGTCGGCGAGGTCATCAAGGGCCTGAGAGCTTACAAGGCCGCTCGCGCCCTCAAGGTAGCTGAAGAGGCTCAGGCCGCCGGCCGTCTCGACGCTCTGGGTGAGCTGGGGCGCGCCTTTGCCGAGACCACGGCCCGGCAAACTCTAGAAGAAACCGCGACCCCCGTTCGCCAGCTCAATATCTCCACTCTCCCTTGGCAGGAGACGGAGATGGGTGGCAGGACTGTTCGGGGCTTCTCCGGCGACTTGATGGGAGCGCCCCTTAGTCGCGCGCGTACGCTCACCGAGGAGGGACGGACTGCGGCGCGCTCGGCGGCTGGTGTGGAGCTGCCTTCCCTGCGCTACCATGTTGAGTCCCTCCCCGACCTGGGCCGCTCTAGTCTTAGCCTCGACATTCCCGGCGTCTACTCCGTTGAGAACAACCCCCGCGCCGCTCTTCGCGCCTACCGCGGCCTCGGCCAGACCCTCAGCCAGGTAGCGCGCGATGTGCCCGGCCCGATCACAATTCACGGCGTCCCCGGCGACAGCACTCTGCGCGGCGTCCTCGGCCAGATGGGCTTCCATGACGTCGGCCCTCCTGGGGCCATGCTCGGTGAGCCCGGCACCTTCAGACTCTCGAGCCAGGATATCAACCGCGCCGCTCAGCGCTTCCTTCCTGGGCTCCAAGAGAGGGAACTTCTCGGCGCCAATGCTCCCGTCCCCGCAGGAGCCGCCGCCACCGGCCACCCCGGCATGGCCTCCCCCTTCATCCACGACGCCACTCAGTCCATCCCCTGGCAGCCTCTCGGAAACAACGAGGAGCTCGCCTCCGCGATCGTCCACGACGTCCAGGCCCCCGGCGCCACACGCTGGACAGCGGACATACTGCGCCGCGGCAACGATTTCCAGCGCATCTCTCTCGGCGGCACGCTCGGCGAGCAAGAGCTGGGCGTCTCCGGCTACGAGAA